TATCAATACGATGCATAAAGGGTTACTCCGGGTATAAGAAAGTCACATAGGTGTGCGAAGGGCAAAGTTTGTTAATGACGCATTCGGCAATGGTATCGCCCCACGTTCTCAGACTGTCGGTGCAGACAGAAGTACAGGTCATGTCGGTTATCTGAGTGACATTCGGCATGTTGACCTGCCACCAGTAGCGCCACTCGTCTGAATAAAGCGAATCAATGCAGGTCGAAGTGCAGCGGAAAACATCACTTTCAAACTGGGTGATAGTGGCATCTGGATAGCCCAGCGCCGCCAGTTGTGCCAGATAGAACGCCTTGTTAATCCCGCCAGTGACATTAATTTTTGCATCCAGCCGTTGTTGCCGCTGAGCCAGGGTCTGCACACCGGGCGGTGCACATGAATCCGGCAGACCGGTTAATTGTTCATAGCGATCAATTAACTCGGTGGTGGTGCGCGGATCAACCTCCAGCATCAGGCTATCGCCGCGCTGATGGGCGCGGGAGTAGGACGGTGCCAATCCCAGCAATAGGGGATCATCCCCCTCCCATGCCGGGCCGCGCGGCAGCAGGTTTGTTAATAATTGGCTATAGCTGTCGGTTAAGTCCACGTTAGCTCTCCCACAATCGGCAATTCTGTGGCAGCCAGCGGGATATCATCGGTCGGGCTAACCAGAACGTGCTTATATTCCCCAGTGGCAATACTGATAGCCTCGCTGATACGCGAGTGATCCAGTGTTCCACCCGGCACCCCATCACGCAGAAACATAGCGCGTAACTCAGCAATGACCGCATAGCGCACTTCTGGTGTGTCGGGGGTGAGGCGAATATGGAACGGCACCACTTTTGCCACTGGCGCAAGGATATAGAGGCTGGCCCCTGCCACCGGAGCCAGCGGCAGAATGTGATCACGCACCGCGCCGACTACGGCGTTATCCGGAATAGGGTTTTCAAGATTGCTATTGGCCACCATCACACCAACCGTGCCGGTTCCCATCCAGTGGCGATAAGTCCAGGCGCGAGTGACGCCAGGTACCTCTTTAGCCCAGATAATATAGTCAGGATCAGCGCCGCCTTGCGGGGTGTAATACCACCGCTCAATGACTCGCGCCCGCCACTCGTCCACTGGCTCCACATCAGTACCGCCCTCAATGCTGTCAGCGGCGGCAGATGATGGCAAACCGTTAATCGGTTGGGTCAGCACCATGCTGATACCATCGTCAGTATTACCCAAAGTGCCAGCCACCGAGCAAATCACCGATGCCCGGAGAACCCCCGCAACAGCAGTCGCCGTCGCCGTGGTGGTGTACTCCTGCAAATCATCACGTTGAATCACTCTGCCGGCAGGCACTTCAATACCGTTGGTGACCCCCTCCCAGCGCACAAAACCGGTCGACGTTGCGGGCTGCTTGCGTGGGCAGCGCTTCATATTGCCGTGGCGCGTTAACCAATCCTCATCACACTGATCCGGTAACAGGTTGCGGGCCAGATAATCGATGTAGCCGTAAACCGTATGCACCGCCGCCGCATGCACCCGGCTGTATACCTCGGTGTCGGTACGGCGCAGCACAGCATCAGTTTGGAAGCGAGAATTCAGGTCACTGCGGATTTGGGTAATCAGTTGGGGAAGTGTCGGGCGGTTAAATCCGCTGTCAGCCATTGAGAGCACTCCATAAATCATCAAAGGTGATTAGCTGAGAACTGCCATCGTTGCGATACAGGGTTATCTCGGCGGTCAGTATCTCGGTACCGCGCCGCTGCACATTGATGGCTATTCGTGAAACTATGCCGTCGTCTTTTAGCCAGGCTAACGCCTGTTCTAAGTAGCCTCTGGCCAGTTCGACGGTGTTATGGGTCAGTGTGGTGCGCTGAAGCAAGTACAAACGGGAACCAATACGGTCATTTTGTATCGTGGGATAGCTGTCACCCCACCACCCCATCGGCTGTTCTGAATCATCATCCGGATCAGCACGACGCCAGGTGAAAAGAGAAATAATCACTGCGCGAGTTAAGTTATCAGTGGGCGTGGAGGCTGATTGTTGTTGACCATTCACCATCAGGATCATGAGTTACTCCATCTTCTGGTTAGGCTTGTCAGTATTCGGTTCGCCATGTGGGTGAGTATGCGAATTGAACTGGCCGCGCATCGCCGCCATAGTGCCGGTTTTATCTTGAACATCAGCCGCAGACTCGACATTGCCCTGAGCTTTGATCTGACCGCTGGCTTCAATCAGTGGCGTGTTGAATACCGCTTTTTCTTCGGCGTTAACAATAAACTGTTTGGTGTTCAGCTCTATTTGGTTACCGCGCTTGAGAATAATGCTATCGCCCTCATCGCTATAAATCGCCACCTCGCCAGACTTCAGCCCTTTAATCCGGTAGCGGCGATCAGCCACCACCAACACCACCCCATGCGAGCGGTCACCATCGGGGAAAGCAGCGAACGCTTCCGCACCTGTATGCGCGGCGCTGGTAAAGCCATAAGGTTCCAGATGTTCGATATTGTCTTTTAGCTCATCGGCGATCATCTGGATTTGTAGCATCTGGTTTTTACTGCTGGAATCAAGGCGGCGAACCACCGCGCGCACCAGCATATTGGACAGGGCGCGCTGGATCCCCGCAAACAATCGGCTCATTAGAATTCGTCCTCTTCGGCTTTTTTGCGGCGTTTTTTGTCAGGGTTAGGCGGTTTTGGTAAGTAAGCATCAGGCGGGCCAACCCGTAGCTGGGTGATAGTTCCCTGCTCATTTTTGCTGTAGGTCACTTCCGCGATTAACATTTCGCGGTTGTTAAAGCCCAGTACCGGATCAAATACCGTCACCAGTTGATTGGGCGACCACAAATCGCCGTTCCCCTGCCGCCAGCCCTGCACCGTATAGGTCACCTCATCGGTACGCGCTGCCCGCCGTAGCATTTCAAACTGACTACGTTCAATCACCGAGGAACCCGTCGCATTGCCGCTCTGCTTAATCACCATAGGTCGATAACGGCTGACGCCGCCGTCAACGGTTTTAGCCCGGATGGCATTGGTGGTGGCCGTGCCAAAGTCGTCGTCATTGCCCGACCGCTGGCCCGCTACCACGTATTCAGAAAATCGGTCTTTAATGCTTTGTTCGGTGTCACAGGAAATAATATTTTCCCCCAGCACCAGCGCGGTGACGGTGCGTGAGGCTCCCACCGGGCCAATCACCAATGCACCGGCTGGATTGTCATAGGCCAGCACCTGCTGAATGCCCATCATCTTATCCAGCACATCGACCACCGTTTCGCCGTAATCCACCTGCAACCCCTGCATGGGGGTGTTTTCCACTCCGGCATTGACCACCGAGACACTAAAAGGCGCGGCCAACTGGGTCGCTATCTGGACAAAAGAGCGCCCGGTAAACTGGGTTATCAGGGCGGCACAGTCGATCAGGTCTTCGGTTTTGCTGCGACCGACAATGCCCACCGATACTGAGCGGGCGTCATAGCGTACCGGTGTGGCATCGATATAGCCGGTGACCACCAAGTCCGTGCCGATCAACACCGTAACCGCATCGCCCTTCTTCACTCTGGGCTGCAGGTGTCCGGCCTCTTCGCTGCCGGGCCATTGGCGGGTAATTTCCACATTAAAATCACGGGCCAGACGTTCGATACCGGCCGAGATTGAGACCGAAGTCCAGCCTGCCCACTCACGGCCATTGACCCGCAGCGTGACATCGTTATTCATCGGATGGGCACCTGTAGCGTTTTCACCGGCACAAAGCCGGGGTGGGTGATTTGATTGCGACCGATAATGTCAGTTTCGCGCGCGGCGGAGTCATACCAGTCAGCCGCCAGCACCAGCGCGGGCAGCACTTCATCAGGGGTGCGGAAGGTGGTTTTTTCTATCTGCTCGAGCCGCATGCTGATATCGCGATTGACATCAGCGCGCACGGTGTTGATCGCCAGAAACAGCGCATCATCGGTCACCCGTAGCAGTTCCTGATCAATGGCGGTATTGAGGGAGTCGCGGATCTCTGTCAATGCCTCGTAGGTTACCGGCGGTGACACGACCACGCTGTCGCTAAGCGACGTGACCGCCGGATGAGTGACCAGCGGCTGTTGCGCCTGCGGGGTCACCGTGGCAGTCAGTGGCGGGCGGGCCTGTGGTAAATCAGCCACGCTTTGTGCCGCCTCAGTCAGTGCGGTAGTACGGATGGCCTGAGCCACCACGTTGCGCTGGGTGGTCTGGGTCTGGATGGTTTTGCTGTCCGTTTTCCATACCCCGCGCGGAGCCAGATCACGACCCACAGTAAACCCGCTCAGCCCCTTAATCTTATTGATGATATCGCCACTGTTACCCAGCAGACTATTGCCCGAACGCCACATACGTTGCAGCCGGTTAACGAAATTCATGCCAGAGCTGGGTGGCATTAGCAGTACCGACAAGTCGCCATCCAACAAGCGGCCCGCGTCAGCAATAGCCGAATTCACACCATCAAAGGCTTTAATGGCGGTGTTCATCATGGCGCTGGCATCACTGATCACGCCGTTCTGGATAAAGTCAGCCATCCCCTCCAGCCCGAAATCCTTACCGAATGCATCAGTGACACAGTCAGTCATGGCATCACAGGAGGAAACCAGCTTCTGACCAGTGGCAACACCAGAGGTGGGAAAAGAGAGTTCACCGGCTTCAACAAAGTTAAAGTTAATGGTACACATACGGCCATCTGAGGCTCTATGGCTAATGCTTACCTCACCATCGATACAGACATTTAGCTCGCCATATTGCGGGTGGATCAGTTTCCCTGGCCCCGCCTGGTTAATGGCGGTAATCAGTTGATCACGTTGTGCCTGGTAATCATCACCTATCAGATAGGCTGAAATAGTATCGCGCCGTGTCACCCGCCCCTGATCTTCGGAGTAAGGTTTATCGCGGTTGGGGTATTCATGGGTTTGCGTCCTGCGCCCGAAAGTGGCCTCATCCTCTTGCGTTTTAAATGGCACACCACGAAACGAGGCCGGTAATAGCTTATCTTTCCAGCTCATACATTCTCCGGGCATAAAAAAACCCACCGAAGTGGGCCTGTAGGCTATCAATTACTTATTAGCGAAGCGGCTATAGCCAACGTCGTAGCCAATACCAAAACCTGATTGACTACTTTGAGAGCTCACCACATTCATGTCAGGTGGGGCGTTTTCAAACTTAACCGTCATTTCTCCGTTAACTTTCTGCTGGCTTTGGCTAGATAGTAGGTAATTATTGGATTGCGGTGATAATCCCTGCGTAGCGGGTTGTCCGCTATTATCGTCACCGAAAACATAATCCCAACCATCATTAGCCCACCCTTTCACTTTATTCATCGCATTGAGGATTGGCTCAATATAAACGCTGACGCGCTCCCACATGTCTTTAAACCAGCCAACTATCGGCTCCCAATTCTCAATAATAATGCCTAGAGGGTGGTAGTTGAAAAATAGGTCTTTGACAAACTGCCAGCCTGTTGCGCTGCACTCCTTGATAAATTCCCACGCAGTGCTGAACCAACCGGTAATTGAGTCCCACATATTTTTAAACCATGGGCCAAGAGTTCCCCAGTTAGCCAGTATTAACCCTGCGCCCATCGCTACAATACGAATAATCATACCAATGGGACTCATGCCGATAGTTTTACTTATCAGCCCAATAGCAATATTCACACCCAGCATACTCAACTTCAGGACTACAAACCCAGCAGCAAGGCCAATGGCTCCACGGATAACCTCAGGGTTAGTCGCTGCAAAGTCGCTGAACCGCTCGGCTAAATCCCCCAGCCAGGTCACCACATGTTTTGCATCACCCGCAAATGCCCCGCCAATTGCGGCCAGTCCATTTACTGCGGTGCCTGTCATGGCTTCCCATAAATTGGTAAGCGTACCTAACTGAGCATCAACACGTTGCTGCAGCGTCGCCTGCTTATTCATCCGCTGCAATACTTCGTCGTAGCCGGTTTTACCTTTAGTAATAAGGGCATCTACCACTTGTAGCGTTTCTGCATCATCACCGAATATCTGTTTGATAATAGTGGTCTTTTGCTTTGTGGTCAGTGATTGTAATTTCTGGAGTTGATTAAACATATTATCCAGACCACCAAACTCGCCCTTACCGTCAGTAAAATCTAGCTTAATTCCTTTTTTACCCAGTAACTTATTGGCGGCATTCATCTTCTTGCCATCAAAGCCTGCCTGAAACACCTTACGTAATGCGTTACCTGATGCTTCACCCTGCATCCCCATCTGATCCATCATGACTGAGATCGGGGCTAATGCTTTGGCGGCAGTGAGTCCATCCTTGTTGACCATCTTCAAGACAGAGCTAGTCTTACCGAAGAAAGCCAGCATGTTGGTGTCATCCACCCCCATATAAAAGGCTTTTTGGATGGTATCAAACAGCCCCATCATGTCATTAGACGCAGTTCCTGTAGCATCCTGCATTTTTGCTGCGAACTCTGCGGCGGCTTCAGGGGTTTTCTTCAGCTGTACAGCCAGATAAGCGGAGGCTTCGCCCACACCACTTAAAATATTAGTAGCGGGGATGCCTTGCCTGACCAGCATCTGCATCATGTTTTGAAAATCGGCAGTAGTGCCTGGCAATTTATTACCCAACCCGACTGCCAGTTTATTGATCTTTTCGAATTCGATACCGACAGATCCACCAGCATCCATCATGGCAACTTTTAAACCCGTTGCTGCGTCCTCTTGTTTTGCATAAGCAACACCGGCTCCGGCTAACCCAGCAACTAAGCCAGCAGCTAATGGCATTGCGCCCGCTGAGCTTTTATCAATATTTCGCCGGAATGAACGCATATTCTTCTGAATCCGGCCCAAAGCCGGAGACAGTTTATCAACACCTGTAATGAGTGCTTTTAGCTGGAAACTATCCGCCATTATTTTTTATCTCCTGCTCTATGCGGATAGCCTGTTTCTCCAGTAAATCGAGTGAAGAAAATGACTGATCAAGCATTTCTATTGGATTAATGCCCCAATATTTGGCGCAATTAAAATAGCGGGCGACAAGAACATCTGACGTTAACTGCCGAGGAAAAAACGGGCCACCGCCCAGCCTGCAAGATTTAAATCGGCTGGAGACATTGAATCCACTGCACTGGGTGGAATATTGCCAAGTCGAGTGATGTATTTGCATACTGCAGCAGATAATAATTTCACTGACTCATCAGGATTAAGTTGATAGGGATATCCGATTTCACGAACATCCTTACCCGTAGGATCTCTCATCTCAATCTCTGTAATTTCTTCACCATGCGCGGTAATCGGTGCTGTTAATGTCAGTTTCATTGGTAAAAGCCCTCTTGCCCGTGGAATTCCATATCTACCGTGCCTTCCTCGGCATTATGGTTCGCCTCGCCATGTAGCCAGGCGCTGGAAAGGACATACACCTGACCGTTCGCCAACTCGCTGGTGATGGTCATGGTATCTGCGGAAGTGATCTTGCTAATGGGATAATCTTTCGGGACTTTAAATGTCCCTTTGGTATAGGGAGCGCGGTGAGTCTCTTTGTAATCCACCGAGCCATCCAGCCCGATCACATCGTCTTTCACCGCGGTGTTCATTGGCACCTCAATGCCGCCAGTCAGAGATAATTGCTGACCATCAATTTTAAAAAAGCACGTACCGCCAATTCGGGACATTTAGGCCACCTCTTCGCTATATTGCAGACGGAACTGATTAAGCAGCGCAAACACGCGCAGTTGGTTGACATAATCAGGTGGGAACAGCACATCAAGCCGGTTAGGGTTATCCGCGTTGCGCTCGACAATCAGGTATTGCTTGAACAACTCAAAGTTTTCAACAATGCCCGCACGTTCCAGTTGGCGGTAAATGGATAACATTTCTCCCTTAATAACATTCGGTGTGACAATCGCCTGACCTGCACCGAAACGGGTACCATCGTTCGCCAGCTTATGGCGTGGGTACTTACTGGTGATAACCGACTTCAACCGGCGCAACGCATAGGCGCTGGTATGCAATGTTTCACTATCAAGAAAACTGTTATCGGCATTGCCGTAGCTGTTTTTCTGATAGGTGGTGATATCACGCTGAATGCGTAATACCCCGCCCTCGCTGTAAGCGGTGGCGATGCCGTGGGTTAACAGGGATTGCTGTTCGGACAGAATGAAGCGCGTACCCACCGGAGCCGGAAGTGCGTCATTTAACAGGCCAGTTTGCGTAGGTCGCGCCGGATCATTGCGAATAAACACCGAATTACGCGCAGTTCGTGCAGCAACCAGTTCATCCGTTGCCATCTGTACGCCGGTTTCATAGCCAGCAATGGTCAGATGTGGGTCGTTAAACGTGGCTCCAAAAGCCACCAGATCCGACAAATCGCCGACTTTAGCGCTGTACACATGGCCATATAACTGCCGTGACCAGCTCCAGCGCCCGGTATCGTCGTTCATCTCTTTGCCGATAGTGGCCAGTGATGCCGAGTCATTAAACGGGAAAGCGATAAAATCAAACAGCTCATCACCCAGCGTGGCAATAGTGGCAGACAGGTTTGGTGCACCGGCCCCGCCAGCCAGTGGAACAATCGCCACATTCACGCCAGAGGGGTTCTGCTCACCACCGACCGTACCGCGATAGTTCAGGCTGACAGGCAAGCCATTACCGGTTAAACCACTGTTTTTGGCCGTGAGGGTGACAACACCTGCAGCAGCAATAGCAGTCACTGGTAAATCAACCAGTGCATTAATTGCTGCAGCGATGCTGGCACCGATAATCGCCGGAGTATCCAGTACGGTGACAATCACCTGCACTCGAGTAGAGCCAAGATAAATAGAGAGAGCGCCGGAGGCTTGCGCGGTACCGGTGACCGTGAGTGTGCCGGTTGCCGGATCACCCGCGACTTCAGGGACAGCAACCACCCACAACTCACCAAAGGGATCGACAGCCCGATAAGCTGCCACCATGCGGGCTAACTGGCTACCTCGACCGGCTACCTGCCCCGCTCTGTCTGCCGATGGCATAATGATGAGTGTGTTTTTTTCAATCGAACTGGTTGCCAGCGCATGAGCGATAATCAGTGATGGCCCGCTGTCCTGTGCCGTATTCGCCGCGCTATTGTCCATTTCGGCAAAGAACAACGGCACCCGTAAATCATTAGGAATGTTGTTAAAGCTGATCATTGTTTTTTGGCCTTCTGCTCAGGTTGAACGATAGGTACCGGTGGTGCGGTTTCTTCAGGTTCTGCGGCCTTGACGGTCACTTCTCCTGACGCTATCCGGCGGTGCCAGTAAATATCTTCATCGACGTTTCGGCCCTCTGCGGGCAAAAAGTCACCTCTAACCGGGTCAGGAACTGACCGGCCATCTTTGGGGATCACATGCATAAGGGATTACTCGTCGTTAAGAGGGATGTTTAACTTGTGCTCAATGCTGCCGTCAGGGGTCATAAAATCGACATCAACCATGATCCGCTCCAGCTCTGCAAGCTGCTGAAGATCGTCCCATTGGTGGGTATCTTCGACTGTAATGTCCCGTATTGCTGAGAAGTCATACTGGTAATAAAGATGGGCGCGGTTCATATCCAGCAGGTTGCCACCATCATACTGAATCGGGTCATAGCAAGACTCAGGCTCCCAGCCCAGCAGCGCTTTAAACAACTCAGCGCGGATATTATCGACGGCATCAAATGCAGCCTTTTGCCCACGCTGATCAGGTGTATTATCCAGCACCACAATCACAGCAAAACCGTCAGTAAGAGCCTGCCAATAGTCGGTTTGTGACTTTTGCTCTCCCGCATTGTCATCCAGCGGAATGACCCAGGCAGTGGGTAATTCCATCTTTGTCGTTTCTGGTATGGCCTTATATTCAGCTGCACCGGATATGCGCCCATTAAATGACGGGCAGCGTAATCGAAGTGCAGCAATAACCACTGAAAGTTTCATTTTTTAACGGGCCTCACTGAGCTTTGTAACGCCTCAAACAACACACGCTGAATCCACGCCTGCCGGTTGAATAACGCCTGCTCCATAAAATTTTTACGGGGTTTGATTTTCCAGCCATCCCCACCAGCACCACCGCGACGGTGATTTTTATTGCGACGAGCGCCCTGTTTAACACCATAAAACAGGAAAGCAGGATAGAACGCGCCCTCAATAGGACGCGAACCTTTGCCGCCTTTCTGGTTTGGGGCGATCCGGACGAGGAAGCCGGGGCGGTTTGCCGTTGCGGTAGGGACGCGATAACCAATGGATTTAGCCAGCCGCCCCGTGCGATAGCCCGGCACTTCTCCGGCATTCGATATCGCTCGCCGCGCCACCAAGCGCCGCGCCTCACGCAAGACATTCTGACCGACACTGACAAACGCCCGTCGCACCCTTGCTTTGTTAAAGGTGATTTCAGTTTCTTTGTCAAAATCGACATGCAGATATAAACCGCTGGTTGAGTTTTCAATGCCCATTAATGCCCCTCCCCGATAGCTTCCACGCTACCCAGCTCTTCAGCAGTGATAACCAGAAAGCGGCTGGCTTCATTCAGGTTGGTGGTGCCTTTGACCCGATAAACCATTTTATTAATTACCACTTCGTCATCGGTGGTAACGCCCGTTCGGTAGCGGATAACAATGCGGTGCGTAATAGCGACATCTATCTGCATCGAACCAATACGGACAGAATCACCAATGGCCGACAATTTGGCCCAGGTATCAAAGGTATTGTGATAAACAGTATCAACACCCATATGACCATTGCCGGGAACATCTTCGCGGGTACGAAACTGGGCGCGTTTGTTTAGCTCGCCAATCGACGGTGTGCGGTAGGTGGCTGCAACTTCAGTCAATCTACGCTGAGTCATAGCTATACCCCATAGATGCGGTAAGGTTGGAGAAGTGAAGTGACTGCAAATGGAACCTCTGATGATTCAATAGTCGAAGTTGCTTCCCTATTCTCATACCAATGACCAATACAGAGCAGCATGGCTGTCAGTACGTCATCATCAAGAAAGAGAGACTCTTCGCCAAAAGCAGGATCTGCAGCATCTTCAAGAATTGTCCGTCGAGTGTAGTTCTCAACATATCGCCAGGCGGCCCGCATATATATCTTCAGTAAGGTTTCATCTGTATCTGAATCCAGTTTGCAATGCTCCTTAACAACCCCGATATCGATCATGAGAGAACCTTATTTAGCTTTAGATTTCTTACCACCAGCACTAGCCTCCGGTTCTGGCTCCGGTTCTGGCTCCGGTTCTGGCTCCGCAGGTTGTAATTCCTCCAGCCGCTTTGCATAGCCTTTTTTCAGGAGTTCCCGTCCATGCTGCTCACCCGTTTCAAATTCCTGACCGTGATCAAGAACGCTATAGCCGAAATAAATCTGCTTTAGTGCTATCAATTTCATGATGTTATCTCTGATAAAGCGGCCCGCAGGCCACTCAGTGAAAGGGGTAATTAGCCACCGACAGGTGCAGGAACCGTAAACGCACCGGTAACAAACGCTTCAGGACGATACACCGCCAGTGCGAGACGTTCCTCGCAACGGATGGTGATCATGTTTTTCTCAAAGTCGTCGGAGTTTTCGGTACTGATCACCACATTGGCGTCTTCTCGGTCAAAAATCTGAGCGCCCGCGTTAAATGCACCGGTCAGGAACTTGCCTTTAAATGCCGCCGCTTCTGTAGCGACAACAGGCAAACCCCACAAGGTCGGCGTAGTCAATGCTGACGGATTGCCAAGAATGTAACGGCCCAACGTGTCTTTGGTCAGTTCGATCTTGGCCCAATCAATAAAGTGCAATACATGACCAGAAGCGGAGAAACGCGCAAGTTGAGACTGCAGCATAGCCAGCCGCAAATCATCAATGCCATTCTGCTGAACAACTTCAAATGACGGATCGAACACTGATGCCTGCGGCATAATCCCTTCAAGATGAACACCGGTACCATCACCGAACAAGATTTCTTGCTCTTCGGCATATTTCAGGCCAAAGCGCATTTCAGTATCAATCGTTGATTGTAACTGTGAGAAATCATCAAGGATCTGTTTCGCGGCCTTGAACAAGTGGGCAATAGTGCGAACAGGCGTGATTTTTTCACCGAACTGAATGTCGCTGTAAGGCTTTTGCGTACCTTCAGCGACGACTCGTGCATTATTGGTAAATCCAGTCTGCTGAACCCAATAAATGGTGCTTGATTGAGTACGACCCGGTGCAAGTAAATCACGGATAAACAGGCGCTGTTTAGGCGCAACATCAATACCCGGCAAGCGATGTGGAGCCACAATCTGCCCCGGCACATCGACTGACAAGAGTGCTGCTTTCACCGGAATACTGATCCGCTGGCTTGCTGCAAGCCCTGAGACAAAACCTTTTAACGCCTCGGCTGATACCACCTGCTGCCCAATCGTCTCAACAGTTTGCACGGCATTATTCAATGGCATTTGGGCAACATGCTGTTCCAGTTCACCCAGGGCCACTTTGAGGGTTTTCTCTGCGGCGGTCAGCGCGTTAAATTCTAGCGCCATTTTGTCTACAGCTTCTTTAGTCGAGGCAGAGAGCTGACCCGCGTTTTTAGCTTCTGTCAGCGCTTCTTCTGCCTTGGCGTTAAACTTGCCAGTGGCCTCTTCCAGTGCTGCGGAAACCTTTTTCAGTACATCATTTACATCAGACATATTTTCTCCAGATTATTGGCACGCCGCTTTCAGTCCACTTAATGCAGACTCGAAGCTAGCTAAAGTTTCAGTATTAATTTCAGTGGTAGCGCTTGGCGTACCGGGAGGAGTAACAGCAGCGCCAGGCATGCTGTCGGTTAAGGCTTTAAGTAATTTCCGACGCTCGGAACGTGGGGTATTGGCTTTTGCCAGCAGCGCATCGAGTTTGCGAATGGCTGCTGATGGGCTTTGGTCATCATTGGTAATTTCATCAGCCGACAACAAACTGTCTGCGAAGCCTTTTTCGACAGCATCACTGCCCGCAATATAGGTTTCATTGTCCATCATGGCTGCAATGTCTGCTGCTGGCAGGCCAGTTCTGGCTGAATAGATATCGCCCATCGCCCGATCAAAAGGCTCAATATCAATAGCAGCTTTTGCCAGATCGTGACGGTTGCCCATCATGACAATCCAACAGTTGTGGATCATCAGAAACGCACCACGCCCGACCTGAATCTCATCACCGGCCATGGCAATAATGGAAGCAGCAGAGGCGGCAATCCCCAATACTTTCACCGTGACCTTGCCGCTGTATTCGCGCAGCAGGTTATAGATAGCCAGTCCCTCGAACATGTCACCACCGGGCGAGTTGATGTTAACCGTCACATCCTCGCCGCCCATCGACCGCAACGCGGCAGCAATGCGTTTGGTGCTAACCCCCTCGCCCCAGTAGTCCTGTCCGATCACGTCAAATATTGAAATACTGTTTTCGCCAGTGGCAGCGGCTTTTAACCCACCGTTCCAGCGCTCTACCGCACTTGGCGCAACCTCACAGGAAACACCCGCGCACGGGCGTCCCACCGGCGCTGCCGGAAGGCTTTTAATTGTCATTAGGTTTTACTCCTAGGCGGCTTGTTTTAGCGGTGACTGTTCAAGCGGGATGTCAGGGAACAGGTATCCGTGAAGCTCAGTGATGGCTTTCGCTTTAACAACAGCGTTATGTGATTTAAGGTCTTCAAGTGCAACAAGGTTAAGTTGCACGGTATAGATATCGCCACCCGGTATTGGAGGCAGATTTTCAAGGCGGCGAACATCGTTGCGGTTCATCCAGCCATTTTGCAATGCTGTGGTGTAGTAAGCGGAACGACCCGCACTGTCAGCACGCAATAGACCTTCAACAGAGAATTCAGCAAAGTAATCCTCATCACCGGCCAGCAGGCAACGAACAATCTCCTGTTCAATATTGACCAGCAGTGGACGCAGGGTATTACTTAGAAATAGGAGGTTCATGCCCTCAACACTGGAGGCCCAACTGCTTTGCTTGGTCATATGGCCTACCATAAATGGCGGCACCCTAAACCAGCGGCAAATCTCTTCGATACTGAATGCCCGACTCTCCAGCATCTGAGCGTCTTCCGGGTTCATGGTCACGCTTTGGTAGGTTAAATCCGCTTCCAGTACCATGACCTTACCGGCATTTTTTGAACCGGTGAATGCTGAGATGCTTTTACGCAATGCTTCTCTCTGTTCGCCTTTCAGCGCGGCTTTACTGGAAAGAAAGCCCGAGTTTTGCATGCCATTTTCAAATACTTTCGCTGCCGACTCTTCGATCGCCATGGCTGAACCAAATACGTCCCGACCAGTATTCATCGGCATTAATCCACACATACCATCCAGACCAAATCCCCGGATGTGCATCATAGTTTTGACCGGTATCACCCGTTTCTTACCGTTCTCGGTATAGGTGTACTCAAGCTGCCCGCTGTCCAGGCGTTTAACCACCATATTCTGCGGCAACAGCGGAATAAGAGAGATAACGCGATTGCCGATCATTCTCTTTTCTATAAACGCATTGCCCCGCAAACAGATACTGGCCACCAGCATCAACATAAAGCGCGAAGGCGTCATTTCTGAATTCGGACTGCGGCATAACACCGGATATAACGGGTGGTCAGTCGCGGTACCTCGGGAACCGTCCGGCATGCGCTTATACAATTTCAACGGCAAAGTCGAAACTGACTCACTGATAAGTCGGACACACGCCCAGGCTGCGGCCAACTGAATGACTTTATCCGCGGTGACCACCTTGCCGCTGCTGCTGGTGCCAAACCATTCCTGAAAGAAGGTGCCAGTAGTGAGGCTAATTGGCACACCAAGCCAGTTAAGGAGCGCACTTTTAACGCGCCCCGGATGTTTATTTTGTGCCATTAGATACCTACTATTATTGGGTTATCAAAGAAACCATCCAGATCGCCATCCTCTTCAATATCAGCATCTTCAGCAGCGCCAATTGCCATGGCAGAAGCAACCACGCCGTCAATACGGCCAGTACTTTTCTTCTTGGCAAAGATGCGGTTATCTTTCTGGTCTGCCTCGAGTACCGCTGAGGCTGCATTCCAGCGCAGGCAAGGGTTACGCTTGATAATTAACTCTTTGTTATTGATTTTCTCTTCAAACAATTCGATGGAACGCGGCATCCATAAACCGGATTCCTGCGCTTTGTAATAGCCCTGCCCGTGCGGTACCAAAACGACACTGACCGAGTTGCTTTCCAGTTCAGGCTCAAGGTATTTGATGCGGTATTGGTCAAAAGCGATGCATTTGATATTAAACATGGCTGTCAGCTCACCGATTCGGTGGGCAACAAAGCCATAATTCACCGCCTTGCCTGGTGGTGCGTGGATAAAACCAGCCTTTAGCCATTTGTCGTAAGGCACTCGGTCGGTTTTAGCACGCTCGAGCAAACTGTCTTTAGGTGTCCAGAACTCAACAAATAAGCGGTTATGTTTAGGGAAAAACAGCGCCAGCGAAGTTAAGTCGCGAGAGCCTGACAAATCGAGTCCGCCATAGCATTCCTCCCCCGCCAGTTCCTCAATATCGAATTCGTCTTCACAGTCCATCCAGGTATCACCGCCGATCCACGGCGTGGCTGATTCCACCCATTCACAAAAGTTGAGACGGCGCACAATGCTTTCTTTGGCGGGCATCCCTCGGGCAGCGGTAACCTGTTCGCGCAGGTATTTAAGTTCAAAGGTTTGGCCCAGCGAGGGGTTAGCTTTGCCCCAGCAAGATTCGTCTTTAAATGGGTCGTCACCTTCGTCCAGTGAACAGATAAAACTAAAGAAGCTGTCATCTTCAAGATCGCCGCTGGCGACCTTTTTGCCGTATTCGTGGTAGTCATAACAAACGCTGGTTTTATCGTGGCCGCTGTTAGTGATTAAGAATATCAAAGCCTGACGCCGCCCTTTGGTACCGGCGCGCATCATCTCAACAACCTGATTGGTTTTATGTTCGTGAACTTCGTCAATTAGCGCACAGTGGGGGCGCGGGCCAGATTGCCCATCGTCTGAGCTGATGGGTTTAAAGAATGAGCCGGTTTGCAGGAATGCCAGATTCCACACGTTTAAACCGGTACCGGATTTAACCACCCGCTGAGAGAGTGCCGGAGACTGATCGACCATTGATACAGCATCGCGAAACAGGATCATGGCCTGGTCTTTTTTGGTCGCAGCCGCGTAAACTTCGGCCCGTGGTTCTTTGTCGGCCATCATGCAGTAAAGACCGACACCACCGGCCAGTGGGGATTTGCCCGAACCTTTGCCCGACTCCACATAAACCATGCGAAAGCGTCGGGTGCCGTCACTGGATTTCCAGCCAAAAATGGAGCCGATAACAAAGCATTGCCACGACAACAAAATAAACGGCTTGCCTTCGTGGTCGCCACCATTGAGTTTTAATACGTTGGCAAAAAAGGCAATAACACGGGAAACCGCTTCGACATCCCAAACTAATCCGCGCGCGGGGCCAAGTTCCAGATCCCGCAAATGTCTTTCACAGGCATGGCGAATATCGGGGCCTGCCACTATTTTCCCTGACGTCACATCGGTTGCATATTGAGTTACTGGATCAACCGAAGAACTGGGCGAGCGGGTCTTCTTCTTTTTCTCCGCCATTCACATTCACCTTTGATCTCGCGGCAGGGGTCAGGCCGAATTCAATTAAGTAGCCTTTGAAGCGGCGATCCGCATCGGCAAGCTGCCCTACCGCCGGATGTCCTTTGATAAGAAAATCACCCAGCTGGGTTTTGGTCATATAGGTGTTGCCCTCGATATCAATCTGCTGGCGCAACCGAAGGATTTCCGCATACAGATCACAAAGGCGTTCTAGTGCCATGGTATCGGCAACGGTCAACACGCCCATCTGATCCAGCAGTAAAGTTAGCCGCCCCCAAGCCGCCTTACCCCAGTCAGTTAAATGAGCAGGAGGACTTGGAATTTCTCGGGCTGGTTGAGGTTCATTCTTATTCAGTGGGCGCTTGCCCGGATTACCGGTGACCACCTTTAAGTGGGTCGGTTTTGGTCGGCGTCCAGCCATGGAAAACCTCCCAAAAAAAAGTTTTCAATTCGCGGTTGTGCACAGAAATGAGGGCTGGCGGTATGGAGAGCGAAGAGGTGAGAACTTTCGACCCACCCTCCCGATGATATTCATTCCCATTCACACTATTGGTTAAATGGGAATCACTCTCATTTATTCCAATGTGAGTTGGGGTCAATCGGCATACCATCAGCTGTACAGCCCGCGACATAGCCGCTCTTCTCCTGCCGCTGCTTGGTTGAATCATGGTGCTGCTTACACAATGGTTGCCAGTTCCCTTTATCCCAGAAGAGTTTCTGTGCTTTCTTTAGTTCATCGGGGGTCTTGGCTTCTTTCATCCGGTGCGGCTTGATGTGATCCACAACGACCGCTGCTGTCTTTCTGCCCTGCTGGTTGCACATAACGCAGAGAGGATTACTACGAAGAAATGTCAGTCTGGCTTTTTGCCATGGACTGCTATAAATGCTGCTGGTCTTCATGGCATTACTCCAAAAGAAAAACCACCGGCTTATAAGGCCAGTGGCTTAGGTTGTGCATTATCAATAGTATTCATAGAATGTCATTGATAATGTCTCAATAAAAAAACCATTAACCCACATCGTAGGTCAATGGCTATCTTTTACGTATTAAAAAGTAGGAGAAGACAGTCAGTTAATAATAATCAATTTTCGCTATTAGTAATTTCGGATACTATTTTCTCGACTTCCTCAGCGTCTTTGATGAGTATTTGTGCTGTAATTTTATTTACTTTTAGATGAAGCTTATAGTCAGCTATAACTCTTTGGTAGTGAGATGCTTTTAATTTTAGACCTAACTTCTTCAGCACCACAGGGTCAAGTTGATAATCTTTTGCAGCAGCGCCATCACAAAGGTAATCGAAAAACCGTGCATGAGTTCCCCCGGATAGTTTATAACCTTCCTTATCATGGGAAGGAACATTGCCATTGACTACCCTAAGAGCGGAATGAAACATACAGTAGTAAGCGCGGCTCACTGCGTTACGAGTCCACTGCTCACCAGAATTAGTCATAGAAGTCTTTGCAAGTTCCATGAAGCAATCATAATTAACAGCCATTACTCACCTTTTGGTTCAAAATAGCCGATGCAATTACTTGTTTCCAAGCCATGCTCTATCATTTCTTCGTACAACTCATCATTTAGAGTGGATATAAAATTAATATCATCAGTGTCTACAGTAAAGCTAAACGCAATCATTCCGTAACCATCATCACCTAATTGGCTACTTATTGCGGGAAGATTATGCTTTTCAGCAACTTTCATAACAGCTTTAGCTACATCTTCGACATCCTTAGCTCGCTCTCCTAAATTGAGGATTTTATCTAAGTTACGAAGTGCAGCCTCGCATGAATCATTAGGCTTGATTTCCATTGCTGCAAACATTGGAGCCACCTTGTTTAACAAATCTACATCAACCCAGAAAGTTGCAATTACGAGAATATCTGAGATTAGAACTGGATTACGAATAACCTCAATAGCGCGTTTTAGAATTTCGATTTGTTTGCTGTGCAACCCTTTGTTTGCTAATGCTAGCGCATAGTTAGCCCACGTTACACTTTCATGCGGAGCTAAAAGAAGTGAGCGTTCACAAAGAGAACTACCCTCTTCGATATCTCCACAAATAATCTTTACCAAACCTTCAATACAAATCCCCTGATATCTATCAGGAAGTTGTTTCGCGCAAGCTATCACGCGTCTAGCCTCAAATTCGCTCAGAAAGTTTTTCCCCTCAATCAACGATGGGGTTAGCAACTCAATCAACTCAGCAGATTTTGGCTTAGGAGCTATCATTCGTTCTTCTTCGAAGTTGTTTTACAGACAAAAAATGCAATGAACTAATCATTGCATCTTAAAATGTTCAAGTTTGATACAGAAATACTATGAAACGAAGTGTATTACTACATGTAGTAAAATGCTATCAGTTCAATGTAAAAATCTCCTACTCTGTAGTCAGAATGCTATTATTTTCCAGCAAGACCTAATGTCACCTCATTGTTTTTGATAGCATTATCATACTATTTTCTTTGCTTCCCCATATTATCCCACCAACCAATAACCTCATCAAGCCGCCCCTTACAGATCCGCAGCTCACGCTTCAGAGCCAGCGCATACAGCCCGCTATCGCCCCAAGTAGTACCGACGAACTCCGGTACCTCGCATTCAGTTAATGCTGATTCTGGCGGTAGCAATACAGGACAATTAGCTGGTGGACGTGAAGCCGCTTTATTCGCGCAAGATGTTAATGCTAGCGTCAGGCATGCGCTGAATAGCACATTTATCATCTGACGACGCTGCCAGAAACCGCTTGAGCCGGTCTTCACTTTCATTGCGTAGTTTCCTTTCTTTATCTAACTGGCGGGCGGTGGCTGCTCGGTTGGCGGCTTCATTCACCTGGTATGCATCGATGATGTTGCCGAGGGCTGTATTTGTGGCTTGCTCGGCCACCAGCTCCGCTTCCGTTTTTTCGACCTTATTTGAGAGCCGATAACTGTTAAAGAACAGAGCCGACACAACCACCACCAGCACTGCAATGACTAATCCAATGGCCTTATTCATCCAGCCCCCAACACGTTAATTCACTCTCTTGGTCGCGGCGTTCTATCTGCCCGTAACAGTTATTGGAGCGAATATCGCAATCCTTGCCACCGTCATAAACCCAACGTTTGATTTCAGCACATGCACCTTTACGGTCGCCAGCATTGAGTTTGCGGTAAAAGGTGGAGGTGAAACATTTACTCGGGCCGATGTTATAGGGGCAAAACGACGCGATACCGGCCACCTGTGGTTCAGTCAGCGGTACCCGGACATTTTTCTTTACCCAGCTTATGGCCTTGTCAGCCTCCAACTGATTCACCGCAGCGCACTTGTCTGCTGACAGCTTCATCCCTTTCACTACCGGTTTGCCATCAACTTGAGTCGCACCACGGCAAACAGTCCAAATCCCCCTTCCATCTGGGTAAGCAACCAGCCTGTTACCCTCTTTCTCATCCAAAAGCTGATCAAGAATTATGGTGGCTGGTGCTGCAACCATAATCAGAGCCAGAACTGCCGCGCTTAATTTGCTTTTTGTCGAGGCCATCACTCACCATCCGGTTTATAGCCGTGGCGACGATCCCAAATCTTGATGCCAGCATTAAGCATAAATGTCAGAGCCATAAAGAATAACGAACCAAGCACACCAATCACCGTCCACTCATCAGGGGTGAAGCCAGCAATCAGCTCTTTAGCCCAAAAAATAAAACTACCACCCGATGCCAGGTAGGAAGCATTAGAAGCGATATTGCTCATTTTCATGATCTCCCCCTCCCGGTCAGCGGGTTGGGCGCGTAGTTAAGGAATTTAGCCCACCAGTGCAGCCACTCATCTGTTAATAGTGTGTGTGGAGTTGATTGGGTGACTGATGAGCTAAAACTGAAAAGGCCGCCAGAGGCGACCTTGTGAGATTGGTTGATTTTTATCGCTTAACGATAGTAATAATTCTCTTTCCTGCTTCTGGGGCGTATTTGTTATATTCTTCAACTAGAGACATAAGCTCAATATCTGCCCTCTCCAGCTCATCAATAGCATCTCTGAGTTTATCGATATCGGCATGGTGGACCCTGTCAATAACAGCGACCTCAGAATCACTGAAGCCATACTTCAGCTTTCGAAATGCTGAAATACGTAAACTGCTCACCTCAGTAATTCGACCTTTTAAGTGCTCGCAGCGGCCAAGAGCTTCAAAATTAATTTCAGACATAGAGTATCCTTTCAAAACGTATTGAGCAGTCATTATACAGTAACCCTATGTTTAGATGAAAAAGGCCCACCTAAGTGAGCCTTAAAATTGTGCTGTGAAGCCGGTTACGGTTCCGGCGTCAACACCTACCAATGTGCTGACCGCATACCTTTAAATATACTTCTGTGGTGGCGGGGAATTCGCCGACGTCGTTTCACTGGTGTTCCACTTGTATCCCCACACATCGGTGCCTGCATTCACCACATTCGACTGAGCACCAACCATTGCTGCAACAATGTCTGGAATAGATTGGGATATGAACCCGTTATTCAGTGATGCTCAGGCGAATGTGAAGCCGGTTACGGTTCCGGCGTCAACACCTACCAATGTGCTGACCGCATACATTTTAAATACAAAAGGCCCACCGAGGTAAACCTGTTTAAATCAGTTGAAAACACTTATAGGTAATAATTATGAATCAACTATTACGAATAATTTTCATTTCAGCGTTAAGATAACACCGCATCTCAATAAGGAATTTGTCCAAAAAATCCGTAATGCCAGGCAATTGGACTGCAGTCATTGGTACATCTTTACTAAAAGCCTCTTGCAATATAGCGTTACAGGCTTTTAGATTCAGTTCTATAACCTTACCCTCTGGAAGATCCGTGTTAATCAAAAGGATTATTGAGTTAATAGATACATTGAGGTTTTTCGCCATTAAAAAGCCTTCAGCTAAATCTTGCCTGTCATATTTAGTACCAGACTCCTTTAAAAGTCTGCGTTTTGCTAACATTGATGCACCGAGAATTTCAACTTCGGCAGTATATTGCGCGCTAAAATCTCTAATCTTATTAATACGCTCAGCAGCCTGAGCTAGTTCCATTTGAGACCTAAGTAACTTATTACTATTTTCAATAGCTTTCCAAGCGATTATGGCAGGGATTGCACCAGCTATTAACGATCCAAGAATAGTTATAAGAGAGCTTTCCCACGAGAAAACCGAATCAATAATTATTTTAGGAACCTTACTAATAGTAAGATAATTATTTGAAACGATATGTTCATGTATAAACGGAATTCCTTGCCATGCCATTGCACTACGCCTGTAAATATGAAAACTAAATAATAACCACGACTTAAATTTATTAATAGGCGCTAACGCTAAAAACCTCACCGAAGCGAGGTTTATTTAACTGGATAAGCGCTACTGCACAACCTACTCTTATCACACTAGAACACTTTATGCGTAGCGCACTAATCCTTTTTTATCATTTTCATGAATATGTTGGATTTGAGTGTAGGGATCCATCTCAAGAACTGCGCCCGTCATTGCCAGGCAACCATCGATAAAACCCTCTGCGACCTGCATCTGCTGGCGAATACGGCCCTCAGATACCTTGTAACGCTTCGCTATTTGCCGCTTTGAAACGCCAAGTATGTAATGCAGGCATATCAGAGAGTATTCATGCGTCAATCGCCGGGCTTTTAACTGACCTACTGCCGAATCAATGATTAGGCCATCATCATCACAGCAGGATTCTTGACGGCTTGAAGTGGCGGGTAGTAACCCTTTAAATCCCGCTGCGATAGGTGAGTAATCAACACCACAACTATCACGCGCCCAAACGCCCCAGCGGGCCAAAACTAAAGAAATGTCTCTCATGCTAAAGCCCCTATACCGATTGAACGATCCATAAAGCGAAATAGTAGAACTATCTGGCTGCCGTACTTCTCTTCCCACGCGCGCTGGTTGGCATGTAATTCATCGTGACAGTTACGGCACAAAGGGAATGTGAATAGGTCATGCGCCTTGGTTGCCATACCGCCCTGCCCATGCCCGATGATGTGGTGAGGGTCACAGTCACCATTGCCGCAACCGCAGCAAGGTTGTGATTTAACCCATTGCAGATATTTCCGGTTCTCCCAACGCCGCAGTTTTGGCCTGAGCATAAAACCAGCTGGTGGCTCGGCATCAACCTTTAGAGCCAAAGCGGGTTTTACGGCTATTTCCGTTGGTGGCTTGGCTTTCGTCACTTTCTTGGCAACCACCTCTTGTGGTGCAGGTGTCCAGGTAATATCACTCTCTTTTGTGCCGCCAGTTTCGATCACTGCGGGTGGCATACGCAGAGAAGAACGGGCAATAGCATCCGGCAACAGGTCGTAAACCTCGTTAACCACCGCCCACCAACACAGCTCTGGCAACGTCAGCTGGTGGCCCTCAGAAAAATGAAAGTAGCCGCGAACGGTTTCGACCACCCAAGCGACGAGATTATTGGTCGCCAGTTGATTTAGGCGAGGAAGTGTCTGCTCTCTCAGCTTATTATCGTGATGCCAGCACAGGCGAATTGACCGTTGGTTATAACGCAAGGTGGTGAGATTGCGGTCATGGCTATCATCCGGATCATGCCACTGGCACTCTTTCAGCCGTTCCACCCATGCCTCAAGCACGCGCGGGCCACCAGCAGCATTGATAACCCGCTCATGTTCAAAGAAGGGTAACAGTCGCGGATCATTGGCTAGCTGTTGATTGACGACCGGCAACGCGCCAGCAGGCAGCAATTTAAACTCATCCGGTTCAGTGGCCACCAGCAATCGGCCTGACATATACGGCAATAAATCTGCACCTGGCTTCAATATCACCACGCCCAGCTCACGCTGAATAAACGGGGTTAATAGCGCCCTCATGCTGCTTTAGCCGTCATCATTAACTTAATAAGCTCATCCACCTTTGATTCATAGAAATGAGGCTGTGTTTCGCGGGGATTGCCAGGACTGATGATGTTCTTGCCATAAAGCAGCCCTTTTGACGTCACCGACCAAAAGTATTTAAGTCCTCCTTTAGCTTTTGGTGATGTGCTTGGACGGGATCGGCGTTCAACAATACCCAGCTCGGACAAACGACCAAATGCCACTGTTGCCCTAATGGGGATTGACCGAGATTTGAGTACCGTACTCAGTGCCATAGTTGGACGGCTTGAGCCATCAACAGCATCAGTAGGGGCGTCAATGGCATATTGTGGGGCAAGATTGGGTAATCCGACTGCCTGCTGTAGCTTTTGACAGGCACCGAGAACAGAAGAATTAGATAGATTGAGTTCTTTACGCATGAACTCTAATAAAATGACACCAGCCTGCATCTTATCTGCTGATGGGTTTACTGCGGTGATTGATTGGCTGACGGCCAGATCGAATGTTCGGATAACTTTCAGACTAAACGATGCACTGATCCACATAGCATAGGCATATACCAACTCTTTACAGACATAAGTACCCTGCTCGATACCGCCGCGCACGACATAAACTGGTTGTTCTGTAGGCGAGTTGCTAATTTGCAACTCGGTCACTAATTGAACAGTCTGTTCATTCCTGAGCCAGAATGCCGGTTTGTGCTTATCTAATGCACCAGCTGCACGATGCAAATCATTCAGGCAATAACGGCCAGCATTATCAAGACGAACGGAAACACCCTCAATTACGAGTAACTGATTCATAATTCACTCCACACATTAGTTTTTACCAACCTACCCAATCCAATGTCCGCACACATGGAAAGGTGAATAACTGCACAACCACTGTACATTACCACACTACGAAAGGTGAACATTTATATTCACCTCGCTGATAACTATCTCTATCTTCCCTCCCTTGACGATTGGCCCCCACTCAATCATTAGCTTTTTCACTTGGCTATCATCAGCCCACACACCCGCATGAGTCAGGGCATCCAGCGGCGCTTTCAGGAAGTTATCCAGATCCCGCCGAACCAGATTAGGAGGGTAGAAAACGATAGCGACCGCCACCGGATCAGTGATGGTTTTTGGTACCCGCCGCAACTGCTCAAGAATGCAGGCCAAAGCCTCAGACCGGAACTGACGACCTTTGACGCTGATAAGATGGCGACCCGCTAACGGGCCCTTACTCGGGGCGCGCCAATAGCTATTTACTGAGGGTGGAAATGGCAGAGTGAGTTTCAAGCAGTTACCCCGCTATCCGGTGCCGGAATAATTTCAGGAATATTTTGCGGTTGATTTTGTGGTACCAGGCGCTCTGCCTCTCTGCGGATCTGCGCTAAGAATGCCGCGCCAGTAGTCATAAGCTGATCCAGTGAGACATAACTTGTTGCTGGCCCGCGCCACGTCTTATCAAATATCGCTATGGCTCCAGCGAAGAATGCACCGCTCGGTACCTGTTTATCATTTGCCGGAATAAACCAGCGTGGGAGGTCGAAACCAACGCGACCGCGAATAAACGCTATGTGGTCGGCTTGCTCTGGCCACCAGCTCTCTGATGTGGCGACTTTGATAAGAAACACATAACGGCCACCGGCTTCACGCATTGCCGCTGTGTGCTGCATGATGTGAGTCATACCGGTGATGTATTCACCTTCATGCTGTTTAGCGCGGGAATATGGCGGGTTACCGAACGCAGCGCCTTTAAGCTCTTTCACTCGCTCAGCCCAGTTTTGAACCAGCGCGTTATCTTCTGCCGTGTAGTAGTCAGGGCATTTACTGTTTTCACCGTCAGAGAACAGGTCCAAAACCAGTGGGCCAAACATCTGGTTAATGCCCCAAAACAACGCATCGGGAGTGCGCCACTGATCGCCTACCTGTTTTAAGAAATGCTCAGGCATAGCTTTTAGTGCATTCAAAGATTCAACATATTCTGAGATCTGCGGAATATCGGTTTCTTGTTCATCACCAAGATCACAAGAGAATGGCTCACATGATTCAGTACACGAATCTGTATCTGTAGCATGGCTGCCTATGATTTTCTCTCTCATCTCCTCAGCACTACGCTCTGAAAACATAGTGATAACTTGTTCTAGGGTATTCTTGCCACGATATAAGCGGCGGTCACTACGAGTTTTACGGACTTCGGTAGAATTGACACACTCCATAAACTGTCTAGCCAACTCCGGTTCATCCTTTGCTGCCAATGCAACTTTTTGTATCGACTTCTTGACGCAAAAAACACAGTTCCCTAAATGTTCATCAATAGCTAAATTAAAAGTCCGCGTTGACCAAAAACTCAGAATGTCCGCTTTCCCCATATCTGATATATCGGCCAGAAAATTAATTTTTAGCGCACGGTTGTTGATGATTCTTTTGTAAACTAGCTCTCGTTGTTCTTCTGTTGCCAATGGCAGCTTTTCAACAAGTAGGCTCTTCGCCTTATTTTCACCGGCTATTTCCAACGCTTCTAGTACATCAAGACGAAATTCGTTCATCTCCTCCATGGGCATACAGCTATCTTTCAATATGCGATACGCATATCGACCAAAGATCCGCTGAGGCTCATCGTCACGAATGCCAATCCACGTTTCAAAACCACCTCGGCCAAATTTCTCTACACAATAATTGTGGGCTAACTCCTGTTTCATTCGAGAAGAGCAGAACGGTGCGCCAATGGAAGGTGCGCCATATTTTTCTAGTACCCCTTTCCATGCATAAAGGTCTGTTTTTAGGTCACTAACATTAATAATCTCGATATTGTTACGCTTGCCCAATTCATCACTGATCCCCATCCTGATACAGGTCAGGTCTATACACCATTCAGCAACTAGACGCTGGATGAATTTATAAGTTTCTGGGTGCTCACCACCAGTGTCCATGAAGATATAACGGACATCTTCGCCAGCAATCCGCCGTTGCTCCATCAGGTGAACCAAATAAGCGGAGGTGCGACCACCAGAGAAACTAACCACTTGAGTTGTCATGCTGCTTTCTCCCCGCTCATGCGCTGGCTGCATTCTTTCCAGATGGTATTCCACTTACTCACGCCAAAACCATTCCCCATACCGCGCAAACCAAGTTTGCTAGCCTCGTTGCTGACCATGGTTTCAAGTGGGGTTGGGTTACGAACAGGTAAACCTGAACCGATGAACCGCATGTAGGCTTTATCGCGCAGAGTGGTATCGCCAGTCAGTAATTCCCCGCTCGCCTTAACCCATTTGCCATCTTTGCGGACTGGGCGTCCGTGTGCATGCCAGCGGCTGGCACCTTCAAGGTAGCCAGGGAATTTAGTTGGCTGGAAAAGTGTTGTCGGGCGCAGGTATTCAGCCATATCCAGATCGGTGGCCCACTTCGCGTGGAGGTAATCAACCGTGAGTTTCAGCTCTGCAACAGTGAACTGCTCTTTCAGTCGGGCGCGGATGTTCTCCAGCGATGATTTACTGGTCTGGTACCGAGAGCCGGTAATCAGGTTCAGGTGCTTTAAAACGTCTTTGGCCTGATCAGTAATTTCAACTTCAGGGTCGGTCGCCATCGGCGGCTGACAGGTAGGTTTTTTACTTGATGGATCTGGTGTTGATTTTACTGACGGATCGCCCCCAGATTCTGGCGGGTCAAAAGTGCCGTTATTGCCAGATTCTGACCCGTCGAATTTTGAGCCATCAGATTTTGACCCGTCAGATTTTGAGCCATCAGATTTTGAGGTGTCGGATTCTGACGCATGAGCAGCGGCCTTAAGCTTTGCAACATTCAGCTGATAAACATTACTGGCATTGCGGTTACCGGCGCGGCGGGCTTTCTTGCTTAACCAACCATCGGTTTCCAATTCAGCCAGCGCAGTACGAACAGTGCTCTCACCTGCCCCAATCTGGCGGGCAATCGTCGTTACTGACGGCCAGCACACGCCCTCATCATTAGAAAAGTCAGCAAGACGGGCCATGATGGCCACTTTCGATATTTTCATACCCGCAGCCGCACAGCCGTCCCATACATAACTGGATAGCTTTACGCTCATACAACCGCCTTATATTCTTTCCTGAAACGCCGAATGGGTATTGAACAGTCATGCTCATAATCATCACGACGAAAAATGACTTGCCCTGTAGCGCTGTCGTAGCCAATAACGTGAACGCGAATACCGCGCTTATCGTGGTAATACCGATCAAGCAATTGGATGGGGTTAGTGGTGGTCGTGCCTGGATTAGTCATACGCGGCCCCACTTACGGCGAACTACACCCACAATTCCCCGCGCTCTGCTGTGGTTGCACGGTTTCCACTGGCCCCTTATCATTCGTTCATACCGGAACGGGCTGACACAAACGCAACGCAGTTGCGGAATAGAACGTTTAGCCGCTACAATGTTCATGCGTTAATTACTCCACACGTTTAGTTAATGCACCCGACGCCTCAGTGCCGCACACTGGGGCGTCACCCCATAACATCACCGTCACAGCCACAATCTCTGCAATAATCGACTGCGCCTTATACCCCTTAGCTTTCAGCCGCTTAGTTTCATCACGATCTAACACGCCATCAGCGGTAAACTGATTATGAGCACGGCCAAAATCACCCAAAGCCACCAGCAGATCGTTAAATTTGATCAGTAGCTCGTCGTTGCCAATGTCATTCACTTCCGGCAGCTTCACGAAAACACCACCAGCACGCTTACACATGGCCTCTGTGATATCAGAGCGGCCAGAGATAGATTCCATCTCTACCGCCATGCCCAGCGGCACGACCTGCCCCGCCAACTGGCGAACGCGGTTACGTAATGCATTCTCAGTACCGGACAGTGGACATAACTGTTTAGCCATTGCGTCATACTTGCCCGGTGTCTGAGTTATCAGCTGGTGTATCGCGTCGCTAATATCCGGCTGAGTTGGAAAGTCTTTGTTATCCACAATGTTTCTCTCTCTTTGGTGGTTTAACTTAGGCCGCTGGTGCCGTAGGCTTCTGGTAGTCGGATGGGTCATACTTCAATTTCCCTTCCGTAATCTTTTCAGCTTTTAAAGCCTGCTTTTCTGGAATGATGTGACCCCATTGGCAAACAGCGCTATGCGAAACACCCAGAGCTATAGCGGTTTTCGATGTGCCCTTGAAGAATTCAAGAACGTCAGTTTTATGCATAGTTACCTCCATAAAAGTAAGCATACTTACATCGTATATTCACAGACTACTTACGTCAACTGAATGTAAGATTACTTACGTCTTTTATATATGGTGGATGCTATGAATACAGTTGGCGGAAGAATCAAATTCAGGCGGCGGCAGTTGAAGCTGACCCAAAAAGATATCGCTGAATATGTAGGCATTTCTGCGTCTGCCGTAACTCAATGGGAAAGTGATGCAACCGGCCTATCCAGCGATAGCCTGCTGAAACTCGCCTCATTGCTTGAATGTTCACCAGAGTGGCTTTTATCTGGAAAGGGAGAATTAGAACCTTCGATAAAGGCTATGGCCAGCAAATCAAAAGTTGTCCCCGTTATTTCATGGGTACAGGCCGGTGCCTGGACTGAAGCACTTAGCTCGACTGGTGTCAGATCTGAATGGGTTGAAACTACAGCAAAAATTTCTGATTTTGCATTTGCCTTAAGAGTTAAAGGCGATTCAATGACAGCATCAGGCTCACTAAGCATCCCTGAAGGGGCTATTGTGATAGTCGATCCAGAATACGGATTTATTGAAGATGTTAATGAAAAAATCGTTATAGCTCAAACAAATGGAAATCATGAAGCGACAATTAAGAAATTTGTAATTGATGGCCCTAATAAATATTTAATGCCGTTAAACCCTCAATTCAAGCCCATTGAAGTAGATGACACCTGCAAATTGATTGGTGTAGTAAAGCAGATAATCATCGACCTGCCATAATCACTTATATCTTCTTAAAGAGGCCCGCCATGCGCGGGTTTTTTTATGCTACCGCCTTAAAAGTAAGTTAACTTAACTTTTATTCTTGACTTTAAATGTAAGTTTACTAATATTGAATCTATCAACAGCGAACAGGCAGGACGCCCACGAAGTAGCCGCCCGAGGCGAATGAAGATCGGGATGATTCGCAGCGAGAGGTTTTAAAAATTACGGTTTAGGTAAGTCACCTGCGAGGTATGCAGTGATTTTTTCGAAAAAGTTTAGTTTGATCTCCGCAGACTCATCAGACCTGTCTAGTGCAATAAGCGCTCTTTTGTGAGCAGCATCACGTAAAAGGCCAAGGGTAGGGTTGTCAGTTTCTTCCGCTTTCGAGTAAGCAGTAAGCAGTTCGGAATCAGAAAAATTAGAGAGATTGGTAATCAGTTCTTTCATCTTTTTGGATTGAATTTCGTACAGAACTGCTGCTTTACCCGGTTGCCAAACAAGACTAATAACAGATATCGCAGTAACAGCAGCACCGAACAAAACAAGATTGCCGTAGGTGGCAAAAATAGCAGACCCGAGCATTATTTGTGCAAATGTTAGTAACCTATCCAGCCTGTTGTAGAAAGTTGCATGCATTGTTTCAACATGGAACGAATAGCGGATATGGAAAATAGTAGTGTCTCGGGTCATTTGTAGCCTCTTACTGCTGTGGTGGTGGTTGGGGCCTTGGGTTGGATGGTCGGTAAGGTACTTGACCGTCAGGAGTTGGCCGATTGTCCATTTTCATTCCTTATCATGACTGTGGAATAACCAACTTATCAGTTTCCTTTGACTGTGGAAAGTGAGGAAACCATGCGCCGGGCATGGTTAAAAATCCCGGCACTTACCAGTTTAAATTTTGATTTGAAACGGGCCGCTCCGGTACTAACCGGTGTGTTTTGAGGAAGGCGAACGGCAAGTAACCCCTCCTGTCACGGCAGTAAACGCGGTTTAGCCTCGTATCCCGCGCAAAGAATGCCCCGTGAGGCTTAAAAGGCCGACTGATCCACGTTACGGATCACACAACAGGTAAGAGCACTCCGCGTGGTAAGCGAGAAACCCATGGAGCGCGTAAGCGAAGAAAGGCAGATCAAGTGACCGAGGCTGTTCGTGAGATTGGGGGACCGTATCTCACTAAGCCCGATTAAATATCGGAGCCTGCTGCACATAGAGTGCTCTTACCGTTGTGGCGAAAGCCCTACCAACTTGAAGGCGATTTTCTCAGTTTGCGCGCTAAAGCATAGCGGGGGTGAAACTGGGACGGAGAAGCAGAATCCGTGATGTCAGGACTTAAGACTTCTGGCCGGACCAACAAGCCGAGTGGCGACGTTATTGCCCTTTGCATTCACCCCAGCGAGGTAGCGCTGCCGGACTGGGGTGAGTGAATCGTACACAACGGTAAGAGCATTGACGAGCAAGGCATTGAGTCCGGTTCAATTCCAGACGCCAGATAGATTTTTATTATCTGGTGATGGGCAAGGAAATGGTCTGTTCGATTCAGACACCGGCAATGCTCTTACCGTTGTGATGTGTACAAGCGTACTGCACCGCAGGCGGGAGGAAGACTGGAAATCGGCTGGGCGTCCATCATAACGCCAATACCAAAACCGAGCGGCCAGAAATAAGTAGGGGTAGCGCCCTAGTGTCACAACCTTGTTCCATTGCTGTGTCTTTAGCGGCTGCGCCAGTTCTCAATCAACCAACACCAGGGGGAGTGAGGATAATGTTCTGACAGGCCAGCCGCTCTTTTTACACACAGAGAAGTGCTCCGGGCGGGTTATCCCTTTAAACCCGTACAGTATAAAGCCCCCGGGCCGGAGTACTTCTCTGTGTGTGGAGTAACTAAATAACAATTATCGGTGCGGTGATAATTGCTAATAAACCTATGTGGAGTAATTAACGTGAAACAAGCCCAGTTAAAAAATGCAATTATTTTTAAGGCAACTCTGCCTGAAGCTGAATTACTTTCAGGTCACTTAAATGAAGTTCTATTTACTGCCATTGCCGAGAATGAAAAGAGCCGTGTTGGTTTTATTCCAAATATCATCACTGGTGAGCTAGTCACGCCGTTTAATGGTGGGCTATCGGTTTCACTACGCATTGATGAAAAAATAATGCCATCTCATGTTATCAATAAAGAAGTAAACGAACGTGCTACTGTTATTGAATCACAAACAGGTAAAAAACTTAAAAGAGCAGAACGAAATGCGGTCAAAGATATCGTTATCTCTGAGTTGTGCAAAAAAGCATTTGTTAAAACCACTGTCATTAACGCCTATTATAATATCGAACATGCTTTTTTAATTGTTGCAACTGGTAGTAAGCCTTTCGCCTCCTTGTTTGTTTCCTACCTAGTCAAGGCGGTAGGCTCCATCAAGACTGAAACTATTCATATTAGTGATATCAAACATGGCCTCACCACTCGATTGAAAAGATTTACTAGCGACGAGAAAGATGCTTTTGATGGTTTCTATATTGGTGACTTTGTTCAGTTATCACGAAAAGGTGAGCAAAACGAAGTTATTAAATATGCCGCAGAAATTGACACAATAAAATCTGAACTCGCTGATAATTTAAATGATGGATTTATTGTTGACCAAATGTGTTTATGTACTGGTGACCTTTCATTTCTATTAACTGAAAACTTCCATTTCAAACGCATTAATACTCGTGATGATGTTGAATACGATGATGAGGATGATATTCCCTATCGTTGGAGACATGAAGCAGCAGTGCTTACTATCTTCTTGACTGATGTTATTAACCGGCTGTGTGTTTTATTGAGTTATAAGCCTGTCGGAAAAGAATAGTTCATCAATGAATTATAAATCGCCCATTAATTGGGTGATTGGGTAACTGTTACCTAAATTCAGGCTGAGGGTTATTTCATGAATCCGATTCAATTTATCAGCAAGAACATTACACAGCAGCTTATGGATGAGGGCTATTCCTTACCTGTGGCTCAGGGGGGGCAAATGAAGCGGTTGACCTATATCGCCGTGCCTCTCAGCCAGCTACCCGCAGTCGTGGCATTTACGACGATTGCCTAAAGGTAGCTCTCAATTACGCAAAGATGAGCGGTGAAAAGGCTAAGCCGATAAAAACTGCCAAAAAGAAGAAAGCATAAACCGTGGAGTTAATTTAAATGTCATGCATAAAAACGTATCCAGATTTGCTGCATTTTGATTATGCAGATCCAAAAGAAAGCAGTATCAGTATTAACGATATAGCCCAGGGCCTTTCCAATGAATGCCGGTTCGCTGGCCATATCCCTTATTTTTATTCTGTTGCCCAGCACTCATGGTTGGTTAGCCAGCTTGTTAGTCCTGAATTTGCATTGGAAGCACTGCTGCACGATGCAACAGAAGCATACTGCAAAGATATCCCCTCCCCTTTAAAACGCTTACTGCCCGACTATAAAGCCATTGAGCGCAGTATTGATTTGGTTGTCCGGAATAAATTTGGTCTTCCATCTGAAATATCACCAGAGGTTCACCATTTCGATTTAGTGATGTTGGCTACCGAGCGCTTAGAGCTGGATATAGATGATGGTGAGGTCTGGCCAATGTTGGCAGGAATTCCACCAGCTGATATTGCCATCTGCCCCATGTCACCTGGCCATGCCCGCGTTATTTTCTTGGCGCGCTTCAATGAGCTAACCGGGGCCACCCAATCATGATGTACGGCCTGTTTTTACTCGTCTGCTACACCTTCCAGCCGTGCCAGTACGAGCCACAAGGCTACGTCTATCCGGATGATAAGAACTGTATAGCCGACATCCAGCAACAAGGTCTGCCACCTGAATATGAATGCCTGCCAGTTGATGGCGTTCTCTATGCGAGGAAACAGTGATGAAACCAGATAACGACATCTTCAAATGCGATTGCGGCTTTACGTGGAAGCGTGGTTTTAGTGGTGCTCATTTTTGCGAACCACGGTACAGGGAAACTATTGCCAGCCTCAAAACTGACCTTAATGCGGCACTGAATGCCTGCACTCTGATCGCCGAGGCTTTGGGTATTACTGGCGCAGTAGCAGGTGACACCATTGCTCGGGTGCAGCAGCTGGTTGGCGAGAATACGGCGCTTACCGATAAGGCTGCCAGTGAATTATCAAATGCATGGTTGCTGCATCGCACCATGATGGGTGCACAAGCGGCTCTTTTCTGCGTTACTCAAGGGAATTTAGGTCAAGCAAGGGAATGGCTTTGGGGTACTACTGACGAGGCTCAGTTGGAAATTCCAAACGGAATGGAGGTGAATGGATTACAAGGCTGGTTTGAGGAAAACATGGTTGATCATATAACTCACGCCAAGGCTGTAGAAATAATCAAATCGGAAGCCCCAGCTACCACTCAGGCGCTTAACGAGATAGAGGCGCGGGCCATTGAAAACGCCTTGGATGCTCAGGTTGGAAAACAGGCGGTAACAGACGCATTGACAGGCAAGGCTTACTTGTGTGCCGCTGACCTTCGCCAGTTCGCCGCGAATCTGCGCGCGGGGAGGAAGGGATGAGCAACTCACCTAAATACCTGCATGCACCCGAAATCACTGACGAAGTTATTGCTGAAGCATTCGAAGGTACCAATTTCGGGCGCACAGACTTTCGTCACTTCCTCGGCCATAGCGTGCTGAAACGCGCTTGTGACTGGCACTGCGGCTACACCATCACAGTCATAATGGTGAATCTTAAGTTAATAACCCCAAAAACTCTGAAGGTGACAAAGCTCGGAAAAATGTTCATTACCGACTGTTACTACGACGCTGGCAAGGCTGTTAAGCATAGCGAAATGGCGGTGCTGCAATGAATAACATCAAAGAAATCATTGTTAGTCTCAAAACTAGGGTGGCATTAGCCGAATTGATTGGCCCCGACGAAATGATAGTTTCAGCTTCTGATTTGAGCGCACTGATAGCCCAACTAGAAGCGGCACACAAGCGTATAGCTGAATTGGATAACTCAGAAAGTCAGTTGATAAATAAGCGTGACCATGCCGAGTCAACAATAAACTCTATGTTCGTGGCTGTGATGAGTGAAAAGCCAGAATGGTCAAATATGTATCAATTTATCGATGCTGTGGATGAAGTTGAAGATTTCGTGTCGATATTGAAGCAACGCGCAGAATCAGCAGAAGCAGCGTTATCAGCGGCAAACGAGAAGCTGAGTAAGCCTGTTGTTCTTCCGGAGGTGGTTGTCGTTAATATTTCTGGCAAATATCCGATTGAAGTCATGTACGCCTCTAAAGTTAAAACATTCATCAAAGCAGCCGGTTTCACAGTAGAGGGGGAGTGATGGCGACAATCGATATATCAAGAATAGGCGGGGAAGAACAGCGTATTGAAATAGTTCTACGCTTTGGTGTTGGCAAAACCATCACGGCAATCATGTTGCCAGAGGATTTTGCACTGGCGATAACAGGTCGCAGCGAATTACCCGTAGATATCAAGCTGCGTCAAACATCAATTAGCCATGATCGTTTGGGTCGCAAGCTGGTAGAGGGGAATGCAGATGCTTAGTGAAAAACAGTCATTCAACTGGCGCAAAAAGTTGTACAAAACACCCCAGGACTAACCTCAAAAGAGGTCGCTTATCGCGTATCTCAAATCCGTCCTGCCAGAGTCGATGTGGTTAATAGAGCCCTAGAGCGTCTGAGCCTAAAAGGTGAAATTAATCGAATCAAATCAACGAAAGGTGTAATAACCAATCACCCGAAACCTGAACAGTTCGGGATTACTCGAACTATGGCCTTTTTTAACAAAACTCTGTTAGAAGTGCGTAACAAATATAAGTTTGAATTAGAAAAGTGTATTGGCTCGTAAGTAGTTTTAGTCACGGCCTGTGTGCGGCTGGCCTTTAAATAAACAGTGTGGAGGTTCGTATGATTAGTCTCGATTGCATCCCCATTAGTGCGTATTGCATTACCACAGGGGAAACGGTTGAAGCCATCAATAAGCGTGTTCAGCGTGGAGTATGGCGTGAAGGCAGGCAGGTTTTAAAAGTTAATGGTGTTAAAGAACGTTGGATTGATCTTACGGAGGTTTCAAAGTGGGCGAGAGGGGATCGGCAAAGCTCCCAAGGGGCATAACTGTTCGTAGCCATAAGGCTGGGCAGACAATAAATATCACCTTCACATATAAAGGGGTTAAATGCCGTGAACCCCTTTCTAACATTGAAGTGACCCCAAAAAATATCAAATATGCTGAACGGCTTTTGGGTGAAATTCACAATAGAATAGAACGAGGCACCTTTAATTATGCTGACCAATTTCCCCGGTCGGTACGATTAAAGGTGTTTGGTAATAATCAAAGTTCAAAGCACATTAAAAAGTATCTGAATGAATACATTATAATTTGTGAAAACCGCAAATTATCACCAGGCACAATTGCCGGTTATAAGAAGTGTATGAGCGCCTTATCCAGCCTGCATGAAGTTAATGTCTCAGACCTTACGCCCGCAATGGTTAAAAACTGGATACAAGGCCAAAAGGTAGCACTGAAAACTATCCGCAATAGATTATCGTTCTTAGGCTCCGCAATAGATGAAGCGGTAACGGATGGTTTACTACCGGCTAATCCGGTTTCTCTTGTTTCAGCTTCCCGCTACCAAGGCGAAAATGTCAGATTAGAAAGTGAATATGTGGTTGATCCTCTTTCACCAGATGAGGCCAAAGCAATCCTATCTACAGCGATGAATGCTCAATGGGAAAACCTTTTTAGATTTGCTTTACACACTGGAATGAGAAGTTCCGAATTATGCGCGATAAGGTGGCAAGACCTCGATCTCATCGGGAATACAGCTCATGTAATAACGGCAAGTGTAGAGGGAGTGATTAAGGGGACTAAAACTAAAGCAGGACGAAGAAAAATAGAATTAGACTCCGAAGCATTGCTGGCCATCAAAAATCAGAAGCCCTTTACCTTTATGCTCAATGAGTTTGTTTTTCATGATCCGAAAACGAATGAGGCTTGGGCCGGTGCTGATGCGATCAGAAAAAAAGCGTGGGTGCCAACTTTGAAAAAGGCTGGTGTCCGGTACCGAAATCCATATCAGACCAGACATACGTTTGCCACGATGCATATTAGCCAGGGCGCAAACCTCTTCTGGCTAGCAGGACAGATGGGCCACAAAGGGCCGGAGATGTTATTCCGGCATTATGGTTCGTTCCTGAAGGAATACAGTGGAATGACAGAGGAAGTACACCAAAAGAGCCGCACAGGATACGCGCCAGAAAAATAATAAAAATAAGCATTCTCTAACAATAAGTTAGGAGATTACGGACGCGGGTTCAAATCCCCCCAGCTCCACCAAATGTTAAACCGGTTATTACCAGATAAGTCCGGTGAAGTACGAAGAGCCCGCATCCCACCTAGGTTTGCGGGCTTTTTTGTGTCTGTAGTAGTCCAAGGATATCCGCCTGAAGCCAGAGACAATTGGTATACAAATTGGTATACGCTAAGATAGATACCAATGGACGTATACCAATTAAGGGAAGAACCATACATGGCAAGGACAACACGCCCCCTCACCCACACCGAAGTACAAAAAGCAAAAGCCACCGACAAAGATCTAACTCTCCATGATGGAGATGGCTTATTTTTGTTAGTCAAAACTACCGGCAAGAAAATCTGGCGTTTCCGCTATCAACTTCCCAACAGTAGTAAACGCACTATGGTAAGCCTCGGCGCGTACCCTGCACTCTCTTTAGCTGATGCCAGAGAGGTACGAACAGAGAAACTGGCAATGTTAGTGCGAGGGGTTGATCCGCAAGCAAGAGCTGATGAGGAAGCCGAAAAACTCCAGATAGCTGAAGAGAGTATTTTCGTAAACGTCGCTCGCAAATGGTTCGAGTTGAAAGAAAGCCACGTTAGTGCCGCCCATGCGAAAGATATTTGGCGTTCTATCGAAAAAGACATCTTACCCAGCATAGAGAATGTCCCCGTTCAAGAACTCAAAGCTCGCGCCCTGATTCAGGTATTAGAACCCATCAAAGCACGCGGAGCATTAGAGACGGTCAGGCGGTTGGTACAACGTATTAACGAGATAATGATCTATGCAGTCAATGTAGGTTTGATTGATGCCAATCCTGCATCGGGTATTGGCAATGCTTTTGAAAGGCCTAAAAAGCAGCATATGCCCACCATACGCCCCGAAGAATTGCCTAAACTTATGCGCACCATAGCCATGAGTAATCTCTCGATACCAACCCGCTGCTTGCTTGAATGGCAATTATTGACACTGATACGTCCTGCGGAGGCGTCAGCAACAGCCTGGTCAGAGATCGATATTGAGAATAAGCAGTGGTGTATACCGGCAGAACGGATGAAAGCAAAGCGAGATCATATCGTTCCTTTGTCAGAACAAGCTTTAGAGCTGCTGGAAATCATGCGTCCAATCAGTGGCAATCGTCAGTATGTATTCCCCAGCCGCAACGATCCGAAAAAGCCAATGAACAGCCAAACAGCAAACGCAGCTTTGAAACGTATTGGTTATGGTGGAAAATTAGTCGCACATGGGCTACGTTCAATTGCCAGTACAGCAATGAATGAGGCTGGGTTTAATGCTGATGTGATTGAGGCTGCACTTGCACATAGTGATAAGAATGAAGTTAGGAAAGCTTATAATCGGTCAACATACCTTGATAAACGCATATCTTTAATGGCTTGGTGGGGTTCATTTGTGAGAGAGAACAAATCATAGATCAGTAGTATTTGACATTTTTTGTTACACTGATTAAATGAAAGCAGAATTTTCCTAAAAGTCATATTTGGATGGTTACTTTCTAAAGGACATGAAAATTGCCAGAATCAGTGCATAACCCAGATACCTACATGTTTGATTTTCGACAAATTGTCACTAATGGTAGAAAGAAAATTGGCATCTTACTTGGGGCTGGTGCCCCAGTGAGCATAAATATAGGAACGGCAATTGAATATAAACCTCTAATTCCAAATATTGAAGGATTGACTAAGCTAGTTAAAGAGTCATTGATTGGAGTAGAGAAAACTGCTTTTGAAGAAATTGAAACTTATCTAGGTATTTCAAATATTGAGAGAATGCTTTCTGAAGTCAGGGCATTAGCAGAAGTTATCGGAACACATACGCTTTATGGATTAGATGCCGAAGGCCATAATAGATTATCCGAGTCAATTTGCAAAAAAATAAAAGAGGTCGTATCAGCAAATTTACCTGCTGAGCCAAACCCATATAGTGAGCTCATATCTTGGATAAACGGGATAAATAGAACACATGGTGTTGAAATATTTACTACAAACTACGATCTATTATGTGAAGAAGCTTTAGAGAGGGCTAAAACACCATATTTCGATGGTTTTTCAGGTTCAAAATTAGCATTCTTTGATCCATCAAGCATATCTAAAAATGATTTACCACCTAGATGGGTTAGACTATGGAAATTACATGGCTCAATTGGTTGGTCAAAGTTAGATAATGGCGAAATAGTTCGCCTTCCTGAATGTGCTATTTCTACGATGGTGTATCCATCGCATATTAAATACTCGCAAACTCAAGCTGCACCATTTTCATCACTTTTCGAAAGATTGAAGGGTTTTTTAATGGAACCTGATACATTATTAATTACAACAGGATTTTCATTTGCTGATGCACATATTTCATCTAAAATAACGGAGTGCTTATCTGCAAACCCTTCAGCAGCAGTATTCGCTTTCCAATTTAACAATCTTGAATTCGAAGAGTGTGCTGTCCAGCTCGCGTTTAAAACTCCAAACCTTAGCCTTTATTGTCGTGATGGTGCCGTTATAAATTCAATAAAAGCAAAATGGCGCGTTGGAGAGTTACCAACGAAGAATTGGTTATCTGTTCAAAATGAATTTATGAAGAAAAAAAATGAATTTATTTTAGGTGATTTTAAATCACTAGCCAGATTTCTAGCTCTAGCTGGGGGAGAAATAGCTAACACTGAAATACAACATCAGGTCGAAGACAATGAAATATAATGCTACAACAATTGGGGCTATAACATCCGTTTCAAGCTCATCTATAGTAGTGGAACTGTCAGCTGATGTTAATTCTGGGCTACTTATTATATCAGGTAAGTCATACCGTGTAGGTCAAGTAGGCAGTTTTGTAAGAATACCCCAAGGGTATAATAGCTTATTTGGTATTGTTTCTGAAAGTAGTGAGTCCTCTAAGTCTGATGAAAAAAACAGCCTCATAAGTGATAAAAGATTAATCAAAGTAGAATTGGTTGGTGAAAGTAGTGGTGAATCATTTGATCGGGGTATAAGTCAATACCCCTCAATTAATGATGATGTACATTTAGTCTTAGAGAATGACTTAAAAATTGTCTATGGTGAGAAAGGAGATAATATATTTTCTATCGGAAAACTATCGAGTTCAGATAGTATTGATGTGAATATTGATTTAGACAAACTATTGACTCGCCATTCAGCTGTATTAGGTTCGACTGGTTCAGGTAAATCAACTAGTGTGGCGAGTTTAATTAGGTCTATCGTATCTCAAGGTGAAAAAATAACATTTCCTTCATCTAGAATAATACTAATTGATATACACGGAGAATACTCTACAGCTTTAAAAGATATTGCACACATTTTTTCAATTAGCCCTATGGTGGGTGAAAATAAATTATCGATCCCTTACTGGGCCGTATCTCCTGATTTATTACTCGATTTTCTTTGTGGAACAATAAGTGAATCGAATAAAAGCACTATCATAGAAAATATTGTGGAAGAAAAAAGGCTAGCACTTCGAGTAAATAATATCACTGATGTCGATGAGGAAAAAATAAACTCACTCACTCCTCTACCATTTAGGTTAAATAAAATATGGTTTGACTTGATATTTAATGACACAGTTACTCACATGGAGAAAGATAAATTGACTCCGGCATACAGAGACGGGGAGTCACATGGAGATATGGGACGTCTTATACCTCCTAAATTTAAACCACCTGGAGTAAGTTCAACTGCTCCTTTTAAAACAGGCACTGGTAGTTTATCCCGACAACTCGACCTTATGCGTTCTAGATTACAAGATAATCAATTTTCATTCTTTTTAAATCCAAATGAATGGTGCCCTGATGAAAAAGGTTTGGTTGAAAAAGATCTTGATGATTTATTGAAGAGTTGGCTAGGTCATGACAAACCAATCTCCATTTTAGATTTGTCAGGGATGCCATCTTCGCAATTAGATATGTTACTTGGGAGTATATTAGATATTATATTTCAATCTTCAATATGGGGACGTAATTTAGATGTTGGCATGAAACAAAGACCAATATTATTAGTCATGGAGGAGGCTCATAGATATCTATCTAGTAAAAATGAAGGTCTTGCAAAAGATATGGTTCAAAAAATAGCTAAAGAGGGTAGGAAATTCGGAGTAGGCCTAATGCTCGTAAGTCAAAGACCGTCTGAAATTGATGAAACAATTCTGTCCCAATGTGGGACACTATTCGCTTTAAGAATTAGTAACAGTAATGATAGAGCAAGAGTAAAATCAGCGATGTCTGATAGTTTATCAGTTATTATTGATAGTCTACCAATTTTAAGGACAGGTGAAGCAATAATTGTCGGAGAAGCAGCAAAACTCCCTCTAAGGTGTAGATTTAAATTACCCCCAAAAAACGGTTACCCCGATAGTAAAGACCCATTGGTTTCACAGATGTGGAAGAGAAAATTTGATAATGAAGATTATAAACCATTAATTAAGGCATGGCGAAAAAACAAACCACTTAATAAATAAGGGTATCTATGGAACGAACTTATGTTGACTCCTCAAACTTAGAATCTGTGGGCTACGATTCCACGTCTAACGTTCTAGAGGTGGAATTTAAAAATGGCTCTTTATATCAATACCTCGATGTTCCTGAGCATATATTCCCAGAATTAATCACAGCAAGTTCTGTAGGGATTTATTTCAACGAGAATATTAGAAATAACTACGAATGCCAACGGATATAATTTAATTTGGGCGATTAATCTCGCCCTTTAATTTTCTATACGGGAATTTTTCGGAGACTATGCAAGAGTACCTGCTATCACATTTTAAATGCTTAACTCGCAATGTAAACAGCAAGAGCTTTGTGGTGCCATAGTGATAGGTCGCCCCCTTGATGAGAGGCTGTTCAAAGCTTAGATTATTCAATAAGTTATTTCGTGCATTAGTAACCAATCGCCATAAGCTATTTATGATGAATCACTATCATAATTTTATATCAACAAGACCAGCCCAGGCTTTACCTGCTATCAACTGCTATCGCCAGCCCTCCCAGTTATAGCCCCTCTTCATTACTCTTCCTTATTACAGCTTCCAATAACTTGCAGCTATCTCATTCTTGCCGTAATTTCCCCCATGTAAACTCGCTGTCGATGACAGCCGCCAATGTTTCCAGTATCGGGATTGATACCAATGACCTGAGAGAAACGCCTTCGGGTGGTCATAAAGCCAAAGTCATATGGAATGGAGTGTGGTCTGAGACTGACGCTTTCGAGCGACCACAACATGCTGTCTAAGCTTTAGAAAAACGTTATACCGTCATACATCCGTCAACCCTTGAGAATGGGTGTCACCCATGTGGGTGATTAGGGCTTACTTCTACTAACGAAATGGCTAATAAAGAGCATTTCCTGACCAAGCGGTATTGCCTGTCTAGGATACTGTCATGGGTTATCAACCAAGCAAATAACTCGCCTCAGTAGAGCAACGGCCTTCGAAACTGCGGCCCTACCAGTGATGGCGCTGTTATTTGCACACTTAACGCAAGATTGCATCACTACATCTAAAAACTCCTTATACCTCAATTTCTGGTGCGTATTAAACGCCGCTGGCTGCGCTCTGCTATGCCGCAAGGCATCTGCAAGCGCTGGCTTTGCTGCGTGTGGCTCGTGGCGTCACTTTTACGTGTGAAAGTGACGCCACAGCACAACCCCGCCTCAGCCGTTGAGATAAGCGACTTCACCAACGCGTCATGCATCTGACACCGCTTCAACACGTCAGATCGACCACTTTTACCGGAGTTTGAACCGATACCGAGGCAGGCCCACAGCCTGAGGGGATGACCTGCAATCGCAGGAGGCTGCACCGAGTGCATCACCTATACCCCGCAATACCTCAACTGCTGCCCGCTCTGGCGCACAGGTATCGTTCAAGGCAGATAACCTGCCATTCCCCATGCGCCAGAGAAATGCAGCTCGTTGACATTGTTTGGGAGAAGTTCGCTATGAGTAAGTTAAGCCGTGAGATGAAAATACTGGCTAAGCAAGCTGGGGGGAGCCATAAAACCGTTCATGACCGTATTCGAATTATGGACAGATTTAGCCGACATTTACTGGCCCTCAATATTCAGGTGCGTGATGTTAAACACCTAAAAGCAAAGCATGTTGAAAGTTATATTGCTGACCGTGTTTCACAGGGGATCGCCAGCCGTTCTCTCCATAACGAAATGGCGGCATTGCGTACCGTTTTCCGATCCGCTGGCCGGGATAAAATCGTCTTGTCGGAGCGCTTGACCAACAAAGCATTGGGATTAGGGGGAGCCAGCCGTGCCGGCACCAAATTCGCCGTCCCTGAGAAGGTCTATCAAACCGCCCTGCGCACCGCCCAGCAGCAGGACAAAGGATTCGCCTGCGCCCTGCAACTGGCCCGTTTGCTGGGGTTGCGTTCACAAGAGGCGGTGCAATGTGCCAACTCGCTGAAAACATGGCAAAAGGAGCTTGAGCAGAACCGCGCTACATTAACCGTGGTGTTTGGCACCAAGGGCGGCCGCTCACGCGAAACCCGCATTCTGGATCGTGAAGCGATGAAACTGGCCGTCAAAGAAGCACAACAGGTTGCAGAAACACGCGGCGGCAAACTCATTGATAAACCTAACCTGAAAACCGCCATGAATTTCTGGCGCTCCCATACCACCCGCCTGGGGCTAACCGGACACTACTCCCCCCACAGTCTGCGCTATGCCTGGGCGCAAGAGGCTATCAGTTATTACCTCGCCGCTGGGTTTACCCGCATTGAAGCCAGAGCATTGGCCTCAATGGATCTGGGTCATGGTGATGGCCGTGGCCGCTATGTTGAACGCGTTTATACCCGCAAGGAGGCGTAACCATGTCAGATATTAATTTGATCCGCTTACCTGAAGTGATTGAGAAAATACGACTGAAGAAATCATCAATTTATCATTTGATTAGCCTCAACCAATTCCCCCGCCCAATAAAGTTAGGGCCACGTTCAGTTGCCTGGGTTGAAAGTGAAGTCGACGAATGGGTCATTATCAGACTCAACCAACGCGAGGAGGGTCGCGACTAATGATTTTTTATTTTTTTCTGGCGGGCGCTTTGCAGTATAATCTCGGTGCTGCGGCAAAATCCGTAGCCGGAATTGGCGTTCCGAACCCTTTGACGGTATCCAAATACATACACAGAATGTACTTGGATAATGTTCGTGCACACCTGTTGTCTATGGTAGTCCGGGCAAGGCTTTCGAAAGGAAGGCCGGGATCCGTTAGGGCCGGTACGCCAACCTTGTTCGGGCTACCACCCAATGGGCTTGGCGTCTCTGGGGGTAGCTTAATAAATACCCTAACGGAGGCGGCCCAATGGCTACTACCCTTCACTGTCTGTACCCGCAATACGTTCGTACCCATCCGGGGGTGCGCTATGCTTGACTCTCCCCCACTCACGCTTGAAGAAATTGTCGACCACTGTCGTGCACTGGTACGGGCAATGCTCGAAATTACCGACCTGACAACCAAAGAACTGCTGCTGTTTATTCTGGCTGAACGGCTGGATTTGCTACAACTGATGCTGGATGAAGCACCGCATGCAGAGGAGGCTAACCATGAGTAGGTTTGTTTCCAACATCGTGCGTGCATCACAACACCACTGGGGCAGCATACTGTCGTCGTTAGCCATCCCGATACCCGGCATCAACAAACATGGCCCTTGCCCGGTCTGCGGAGGTAAAGACCGTTTCCGTTTTGATGATAAAAAAGGACGAGGGACGTGGTTCTGCAACTATTGCGGCCATGGCGATGGTCTGGATCTGGTCACTCTGGTACGACAATGTGATTTGATTCAGGCCGCCAGAGAAATCTCCCGTTTAACAGACTTAACCCCAACACCGCCCGCCAAAGAAAGAACTGAACCGCTCCCACACACCGACATCATACAAAGAGTCACCGCCCTGCTGGCAACCTGTACACAGGGAACCAGTGATTACCTGTTGCATAAGAAACTGGCTTATCAGGGATTTTTAATGCCCGCCAACAGCGCTAAAAATATTGGCGGGGTGCATTTTAATGCGGGCAGCATGGTGCTGCCATTGGTAGATTTGAGCGACAAAACTACCGGTGCGCTGTTAATCAACCCTAGGGGAGAAAAACGCTTACTGCCCGGCTCGCGGATTAAATCATCATTTATCCCCATCACCCATCATGCCCTGTCACAAACAATCATCATTACTGAAGGTTTTGCCACCAGTCTGGTCATATCACGATTTGTTGCCGCCACGGTGGTGGCCGCTATCTCGGCCATTAATCTGACCCATGTTGCCGTGGCATTGCGTGGACGTTATCCCGATGCGCAGATTATTCTCGCGGCGGATAACGACGTAACAGACTCTGACCACAATCCCGGCAAGCAACTGGCGGAACTCGCCGCACTCGCAGTCAATGGGCTGGTGACCCTGCCCCCCACCGGCGATAAGGCTGACTGGGATGATTATCGCCAACAGGTCGGAACGGACACCGCCCGTATCGAGTTTTTCCGCCAACTCTACAATCCCAAGGAATGGATATGAAAATGCCGCTCACTTTGATTGACAATGAACCGGTGCAATTTGCTACCAACCTGCCATTGCGCAAAGGTTCCGACGGTTATAACACCCCGCAGGATTACAATATCAAGGGCCATTTGCCGAGCAATACGCTGGCCAGTATTTATGGCCCCAGCGGCTCATATAAATCCTTTCTGGCTGTCTCATGGGCCTGCCATATCGCCACCGGTAAGCCGTGGGCCTCGCGGCGTGTGACGCAAGGCTCGGTGGTCTATATCGTTGGCGAAGGCGGCATTGGCGTACCACGCCGTATCCGTGCATGGGAAATGGAGTTTAACGGTGGTACACCGATTGAATCGCTATACCGCATTGACTGCCCGGTCTTTCCCGCCAGCCCGGAGAGCGTCGAACAGGTGATTAAAGCCGCTCAGGACGTCACCGCACAAACCGGCTCACCGGTGCGCCTGATTGTGCTGGATACGCTGGCTCGCTGCTTTGGTGGCTCCGACGAGAACGCCGCCAAAGATATGGGTGCGTTTATTCAGGGCTGCGATTTTATCAAGGCAGAAACCGGCGCGACGGTGCTGGTAATCCATCATTCGGGCAAAGATTTGGATAAAGGCGCGCGCGGCTCCAGCGCCTTTCGTGCGGCGTTAGATGTCGAGTTCAATGTCCGTCGTGAGGGCGAAGGTGGCGCACTGGTGCTGAGTTGCACCAAAATGAAGGATTCAGAAGAACCCACCACACGGGCCTATGACCTCTCGCCGCTCAATCTGTATATCGATAACGATGGCGAAGAAGTTAACTCATTGGTGCTGTGTGATCAGGGGCGTGAAGTCAGCGATGAAAACTCACCCTATGAGGCCGAACTGGCAGGTATTCAGCGCCTGACGGCCAATCATATCGCGCTGTGGCAATCTATCCGCTCCCGTACCGCCAGTGGTGAAGCCTGTACAAAATCGCTGGTGAGGGATGATATGCGCGGCATGGGTTTTGATGTTGCGAAGAAATTTACCCGCTGGCTCGACAAGCTGGAAATTGATGGGTTGATTCATATTGACGGGGAGAATATCTGCCCCAATTCATTAAGCAATACAGCAAGAAACTAACCGGGGGATAAAGTGGGAACCAAGTGGGGGAACATCGAATTTTTAACCAATTTAGCCTCGAATCCCCCACTTCCCACTTACCTATACACACTAAATGGGGGAAAGAGAGTAAACCCGCGCCATGACTGGGCTGAGAGCACCGAGCCAAAACCCAGGTGGGGGAACAAGTGGGAGTCAGTTAAGTGGGGGAAATGTGGGGGAAGGATTTAGGCTTGGTGCTGGTTTTATCACAGGTACGTAAAGCAGAACAACTCAGACTCACTGGTTTATAAAAACTAAAAAACACGGCAATAATCACCGCATAAATAGGATTTATTAAACCATGCTAAATACAAACGCACGACAACAACCTCAGTAAACTTCTGCCATTAAGCTGGTAGCGACCAACAGTGGCAATTTGAGCAAGGGCTGAGTCTGCATTTTTGGATTAAATCACAGATCTTGATATTAGATTTAGCATAAAAAAACTACTTAGTTAATGAGCCATCTAAACATTTCAAAGTTTCCAATGCCGTCTGACGAAAACAGTGATAAACCTCTTCCCATTCAACCCTGCTATTCTCAAATACCATTGGAACCACAAACTGCCCATAGCGCTCTTTAAAATAGGGGTTACTACCAATCTCGTCTAATCCCGTTTTAAGTTCATCTATAGCATTCGCTTTCAATTGCGGATGCTGGCATCCATAACGCTCAATATCTAGTTGAATCGTCTGTTGCACAAAAACTGATAGCTGACAAATATTTAAACCCAAGGCATCAACAATGCGATAATTATCGTAAATATGGCGAACCAACGATTCGTCATCTTTGCGGTCTACATTTCTCATAAATGCAGCCGTACGCCTCATCATGGCAACTATCTTTTCAGCTTGAGTGCTGATAATTGTTGTACAAGGAAATGCAGATATTTCGCTCCCTTTTCCTGCTAACTCGTAGACAAAAGAACTAATATTTCGCAACTCAGCCGGTTCTAACAAATCTGATTCCATTAATTCCAGCTTGATGAAAGGTCTAAGACAAGGGACTTGAGTAAACTCTTGAGGGTATTGGATTTGAATATCATTATATCGATATTCATCCCGAGCTATTCTTGGATAGCTCTTATCGAACTTAAATAGCTCTGATGCAATAATAATATCTGATATTTTTTCGATAATTTCCTTTCTCGTATTTTTACGTTGTGAACGCGAGAAATGGGTATCATCAAGAAAATCCGGATTGGGGATAAGTTTTATATCTACATCCTCAGACATCCGATTTAATTTAATACCCGATTTCGCCAGAGATGTTCCTCCAGCAAACACAAGTTGATGTGTCTCAAATATCAAAGGCTGTAATAGGCGAAGTAACTCAATAACATAATAATCTTTTTCAACGATAGATGTTGCACCGATCCCCAAGGCATCGGCAACATCTGCAAAAATCATTGATAATTTATCCATTCAATCTGCTATTCCCAACGGACAATGCACGTTTGAAGCGAGGCGACGTCTTGACTTGAGTGTAAGCAGGTACTTGCGTTGTTTCACCTTTTATATACTTAGTCGTGCTGGCATCCAATGTGTAATGAACATTCAAACGGTCAAGTGACTCAAGAATAACTGCGTCAGAACCGCCAGGAGAGGCAGGCATGATCTTACCAGTGATCGAGTTCTTACGCGCTTTGGTGTACAGTCCATACCCCACCCTAAGCAATAATCCTTCTTTCACTAGATTACGCAACACGCGACCAATCTGATCGTAATCAGCAATATCTTTGAAATCATCACGAGTAAACACGTAACGTTTAGAACGTTTTAATCTCGTTTGAATACGTTCTTTGATAGTCATCATCCACCTCCCGTTCAACTTTCCAAAGCATAGCAAACATACGACATTATTTCTAGCAAACATACGACATCCAGATAATGCACAGCCCTTGATATATCTAAATTACAGCACCAAACTCTTTATCAGTTATGCACTGATAATTAAAGATTCAGAACAACCCAGCACACGGGCCTATGACCTCTCGCCGCTCAATCTGTATAACGATGGCGAAGAAGTTAACTCATTGGTGTTGTGTGATCGGGGGCGTGAAGTCAGCGATGAAGACTCACCCTATGAGGCCTGAGGCCGAACTTGCGGGTATTCAGCGCCTGACGGCCAATCATATCGCGCTGTGGCACTCTATCCGCTCCCGTACCGCCAGTGGCGAGGCCTGTACAAAATCACTGGTGAGGGATGATATGCGCGGCATGGGTTTTGATGTTGCGAAGAAATTTACCCGCTGGCTCGACAAGCTGGAAATTGATGGGTTGATTCATATTGACGGGGAGAATATCTGCCCCAATTCATTAAGCAATACAGCAAGAAACTAACCGGGGGATAAAGTGGGAACCAAGTGGGGGAACATAGATTTTTTAATAAATTTAGCCCCGAATCCCCCACTTCCCACTTACCTATACACACTAAATGGGGGAAAGAGAGTAAACCCGCGCCATGACTGGGCTGAGAGCACCGAGCCAAAACCCAGGTGGGGGAACAAGTGGGAGTCAGTTAAGTGGGGGAAATGTGGGGGAAGGATTTTGGCTTGGTGCTGGTTTTATCACAGGTACATAACGATGTTTTGGCTCTCGACTTTACCTTGACCAGCCAACTAATGGTTAATAACAATATAAATTAGTTACTAACCTTCTATAAGGATCCCAAAAGATGATAATAACTCGGTAAACTTCCGATACTAAATACATCCCACAATACAAATTAAAATATTATATAGTTTAATAAACTAATAATTTAACCAGAAGTTAAATGCATGCAAGTTTTTTAATATAACAGTCCTAACAGTGAAATCATCACTTAAATAAATATATTGCAAGATAATATACCTTAGAAACAATTAGCTAAACCGCTATTTATATTTTTTAGCAGTAGGGTAAAATAATTCTACAACTCAGTATGATGAGGTGCAAAGATATGCCAACTCTTAAGCCTGGTACTATTCTTCCAACCCCAGAGGAAGACAAAGAGATCAGAAAAGCCGTTGCTACCGATCCTGACGCGAAGCTGCTTGAAGATCCAAACATCAAGCTTGTTTCTTTTAGTGAGCTGAAGAAAAAGAAAAAAATGGGACGCCCCACAAAGGCAGATCCTAAAATCGATATACGCATGCGCTCTGATATCGTTGAAAAAACAAATATATCCACAATATTATGATGTGAATTAGTCACTTTGCAGTAAACACTCGCGCCAAATTATTTCTGCACAAAGGACACCTCAAAATGTCCTTTGTAAAAAGATAACTTCACGATGCTACAAGCTACCCTACCAACATGGTTGAATAGAGTGCCACCAGAGCAAAATTTGAGTGGCATGGTAGATCACCGTACACTGAAGATATGAGAGCCAATTGGACAGACAAATCCAATATTACAGACAAGTACAATCAATAGTTAGGATAAAACGAAGGTTAATTGGAGTTTCATTCGGTTACATAGACCCACAGTTCAATTAATGATGGACTCAGAAACTATCACTGCCAGGGTTCATGTAAACAATACAGGTAAGGGAATACCAGATGCCATATCTATACACATTCAATGACCTGCTCGGGCTGCTTGTTTTTTCACGAAAATATCACTTTCTCCACAATGATCTGGACTGCCTGATCATTGCATGGGCCGAAGATCAAATCACCGAAGGAAATGATTCGGAGACTCTTTTAATTCTCGCTTCACTGGGGCTTGATAAGCAACCTGAACGGACCGAGGTTGAATTATATATGTCACGGTACATGGCAGAGCAGCGAATAGATCTGCCACCGCTAAAAACAGCAGCATTGGTCTGGATCAAGCTATTTATGAGTCAACTTTCCCAGTGCGCGTCCATCCATGATGCAGAACAGAAAATGTATTTTCTGGTGTGTCATTGGCTTGAGCCTGATGTAAAGATTTTCGCGGCGGTGGTCGATACCCTGAAATCGCTTTACTGGCATCTCTTTGATGAATGGGAGGGGCCTGGCACAAGCGAAGCAGTAAGGATGGAGGAGTCAGAATTCTTTGAGATGATTAATCGTGCGATGCTGCCCTATTCCCGTAAAATTGAGAACCCAGATTGGCTGGATCTGCTTGCTCAGTAATTTTTACCAGCGTCCTGAAAGATGCCTTTCCTGTGTGCATAATTCCATCTGATTTGAATTCCTTTTCGCATTCTACTTGAGTATATCCAGCAAAAACATCATCGTTCACACTGGGAACCTAGACACAAAAGTTAACCTAACTGAATAGCCGCTCTGTGCCAGGTATAGTCATTCGAACCCTGAGGGTTACACTTTTAAGTGATTCAGGGTATGC